ATGAGGTCTTCGGGCCTCTTGTAGTTGGCCAGCAGGCCAGACAGCAGTTCTTCGGGTACGTCGTGTTTCTTGGTGTTCATAGTGTTTACGGACAGGCCGGCTTGCGCCGGCTGTTGATTGGCCGTTTACACAAAATTTTGCACACCCTCAGGCCCCGATCCATTTGAGATGCCGTTCGCGAAGCGCTCCTCACCCTGTTTGAACATAACCTCAACATCAAAGCTCCCTCCTGCGCCCTGCCGTTGCGTCACTTCCGGCTGAGACGGTGCATTGATGAACTTCATGTTGATCACTGGTGCTGCCCATGAGCCTCCCCGCCCCTCCGGAGACGGCACCTTTGCCACATCCATGCCGCCCAATGGCGTGACGCTGCCCGACTGCCCGGCCATCATGAGCAGCTGTTTGTTACCGACCGTCAGCAGTTCTGGTACGCCACGCTCATTGACCTCGTACATCTTGCCGGAGCTCACGTCGCCGCCGTTCTCACGCTTCCCGCTGAGACCGAAGAAGCTACCAATCGCGCTCAATGCCGAACCAAACATGCCGGATCCGGTGCCGCCCTCCACTGCACCACCAAAGAGCGATCGTGCGAGATTTGCTGCGACCGCCTGGCTGCCCATCTTCAGCAGCATCTGCCCCCAAGCCGTGCCGATGTCCTTGAAATTGCCAGTGAGGCTGTTGTAGAGCGTATCGCCCAGCTGGTCCTGCACGTTCTGTGCAAAGCGGACCGTGAACTGATCCATCTGGTTCAGGCTGTCCTTATATTCCTTCTCAGCCTTCTTCACGAGACGGTCGAATGTCGTTTTGTCGATATCCTCAGACACAAGCAAGCTTCGGAACTTTGCCAGTTCAGCATTCATACGCTCGAGCGGCGTCTGCACAGACTGTTTCAGAGCCTGTCCCATTTCGTGGGACTGGCGCGTCAGATCTTCATAGCCCTTTTTCGCCTCGCTAATTTCCGTGTAAAACTCACCTAATACATCGCCGTCTAACTTGGCACGCTGAATCGCATACTTCTCTTTGATGAGCGTCACTCCCTGTTCGTATTCTTCCGTTTTGAGCTTGCGCTCTTTGAGCAGTTTTTCGTGATCGCTCAAGGCCTTGCGCTCTTCCGCATCGATCTTGGCAAGCTCATTGACAGCAGCGTCGGCGCTCAGGCCCAGCAGGTAGCCCTTGCTATCGAATTGATCCGCTTTGCTAGCAGCTCTCGCAGCCATAGCCTTCTTCTCAGCGGCTGCAAGACCTATATACCCTTTCTCAAGCTTTTCCAACTCTTCAGGGCTGGCTTCTGCCAACGGGCCCTTGCCTTTGCGAGCCTGTTCAATGTCATATAGGTATCCAGCCGCGCTACCCGTCTTACCGTACAGAGCGATCTGACGCTGCATCTGCTCAATGGCCTTCTGCCCGGCCTCCGTCGTGCCGGACATAGCCAAGTTGGCGGCACGCACCCCTCCCGCAGCCTCGTGAGCCATCTGGCCCAACTTCTGGGCAACATTTGCCGCGCGGTCCATGGCGGTGCCAGAGCTTGTAGCAGCTGCTACAAGGCGTAGCATCTCATCACGCCAGGTCCCGGTTTTGTTGTTTGCAGTGGCGAAGCGATTGATGAGCTCGGTCATCGCTTTGGAATAGTCTTGGGAGCTAATATCGCCATTCCTAAGCTGCCGGTTCAGCTCGAGCATCTCTTTGCCGGCGTAGTTCACCCAAGTCCAGTTGGTCTGGCCGCCTGCGACCATGGTCCCGTTCGCTACCTTTTGCAGGGCATCATCCAAGCCTTTCGTGGCGGTCACCAGGTCTTGCTGGGCTTTTGTGACCTGAATTTCCTGCTGCGCTCGGTCAAGCTCACTAAACTTTTTGATGATTTCATCGATCGGCTGACCCATGCCCTCCATGCTCTGCTTAGCTTGATCGGAGGCGCTGCGATATGCCAGCCAAGCAGCGGTGCTCAGTCCGATGGTGACCGCTAAGCCCATGGGTCCGCCCAGCGCCCCAAGCAAAGCGCCACCTGCACGCCCCAACAACGAAGTGGCCTGAGCGGCTTTCTCAGATGCCATAGCGGACTGATTGGCCGCTGCAGTAGTGACCGCATAAGCCTGGGCAGCTGCAGAGCGTTGCGCATACGCTGCCTGGACAGTCTTCGAGGTCGCGACAGTAGTAGCCGCCAACGACTTTTCAGCAGCCTCGACCTGTTTGGTGATGGCGATCTCTGCCATCCGAATCTCTGCCAGTCTCGTCGCGGCTTTCTGGCGGCCAATATCATTGATTTGAGACTGAATCCGTCGCACCTCAAGCGCGTTCTCTGCTGCCAACTGTGCCTGGGCTGTGCGAAGACGCTCCAAATTGGAGACCTGCACCATCCGGTCGGCCGCCACCTGCGCCTCAGCCTTCACAACAGCCGCACGAGCTCGCTCCAGATCGGCCGCAGCAGACATCTTGGCTGCCGCAATCTCTCGGGCAGAAGCAGCGGCATTCGCTGCCTCTGTCCTTGCCGCCTCTTGGGCAAGCTTCATGGACTGGATGGCCGCCCACGCGGCCCGTGCTCCATATGCGGTCAAGCCAGCAGCAGCGGCAACCAGACCCGAATCGGCCAAAATGCTGAAATTCTTCCCGATCAAGCCAATGCCCTTGGCAAGCGTGGCTGTGATGCCATGTGCTTCATTGGCGCGGCCGATATATTCTCCAAAGCCGTTATTCAGGTTTTGCAGCGCATCTTTGACGGAAGTGGGCATTGCCTCCACCTGCTTGGCAATTTGTGGCGCACCATCTGCAAGCGCTTTCACCAGGGTGTTTACGCTGAGCTTGCCCTCAGCTCCAAGCTTGCGAATCTCGGCTGCGCTCTTGCCACTGCTGGCAGCAATGATGTCCACCACGCTGTCCAACGTGGAATAGATACTCATCCAGGCATCGGCATCAATTCGCCCCTTCTGAAGCGACTTGGCCAGAGCCTCCTGAGCGCCCTTAGCCTTTTCTGCACTGGCCGCGTTCGTCACCAGCAAACCACTAAAGGCGTCGATCACATCCACCGATTGCCCAAGGGAAAGGCCCATTTCCCGTAGAACTGGAGAAAGCTGGATGAAGCCCTCCCGGGTCTCTTGAATGCTTCGGAATGTGCTGTTGGCCGAAGCCAACATGCGCTCCTGCACATAGGTGTACTCCTCTGTGCTTTTGGTGGCCATCTTGATTCGGCTGGCGTACTGGCCCCATTCGTCGGCCATGTCGATGACCTTCATCACCGCCAAGCCCGACAGTGCAGCCTTTGCGGCCGCGGCGATGGGAGATAGCTTTTGCAGGCTGTCGGCGGTCTTGTCCAAATTCTGCTGGGCGCGACGCTGATCCTTGATCATCTGATCAAGTTCAAGCGTCACGTCGTAGTAAATTTCGCCTACTTTCTCTGCCACAGCATGCTCTCCGTTTGTTTCAGAGGCATGCTAGGAAGAGCTACATTCCGAGGGTTCTACACATCTCTGCAGAGGCGTCCCCAACGCCCAAGATGTGGTACAGGTCTTTGCCGTTTGGTCTGGGAAAAATCATTCCGTAGAACTTCTCATACCCAACGTAGGCACCATAGGAATTTTTGGCATTCACCTCACCACATAAATGCAAGGTGCCATCAACTTTGCTCACGTGCAGACGCCTGACTCGAGCGCTCTCTGCATCCTTCAAACGCTCTTCCAGAGCTGCTCGCACCTTCTTCTCATCAGCAGTAAATGGCGCATCGGCTAGCGCCGTCATTGAAACAACACCTGCCACCATCCCAAAAATCACACGCTTCATCTTCACCGACCTTTCGAAAGGAAAGTAGGCCTATTTCTGGTCCCACCCGACCACATAACCATCGTCAAGGGTAATTCGCAAACGATACCGATTCTTGCCCGCAGGGTGGTACTTCCAAACTTGACGACTCCTTGACTTCATTACTTTCGAGTCAATGTCTGCCGGACTACCGAGGGAATCGCGCAATTGCTCAGGGGTTTGCCCTTGCCAAAACATCTTGCGCATGATGCGATCAACAACCGACGGATCTCCGTACTTCGCCATAAGCCTCTCGCGCTTGTTTTTCGCTACGAGGTGAGATACATAAAAGAAGCCTCCACCTGCCAGAAATAAAAGAATCAAAAGCTCCATACCCCCTCCTTATTAAATGGACGAGATCGTAACAAACCCCACCGGAGCGGGGTCTGGGTCAGTCGTCGCCTCGCTGACTTTTTCGGCAAAAGACGCCCACGAAAAAGCCCTCTTTCGAGGGCTCATTTCGTCTGAATCAGGCACCTATTCGACCGCTAATGCGACTGAGCAGGGGATGATGTTTCGCCTAGCCGCCCGCGCAACTGCTCAAACTCTAGCTTTGGAGGAAGCAAAGGTTCGGGAGCTTTTTTCCCCGTCAAACGAAAAATCACAGTTCCTATGAACTCGTGGTCCTGAACCATATGGCGACAACGATTCAGGTACGTGACCTCATTGAATACTCCATTACGGGCCTCTTCCGTGGAGACCTTCAGCAGAGCTGCATGCCAGTCTAGTCGGGTCCAAGCGTCAACAACGTCATAGCTAAGGCTCGCTTCCAGCCAACCGATTTTGTCGCACATTTTTGGCCACACCACCGGGACTATAGGCTCCAAAGACAGATATACCTCTTTTGTTCGGTCAACGCCTTTCAGTCCCACTTGGGTCATCTTCCCCATGTTGAATTGAAGACTCATGGCCATCTCAGCGCCAATGGCACTAGCTATAGACTTCACTTCTTCTTCACGCATTTTGCGATCCCTTGTTCTGACGAGAAACGCGTTCCAAAGCGCTCCAAGCAAGATGGCCACCAAGCCAATCCCTGCCCCAATCGCGTTTCCAAACCATGACGTCATACTGCCTCCTCTTGAACAGAGGTAAATATAGCGGTTGGCTTTAAAAATATTCATAAGCCTTTTGCTGCGACATCAAGCCATCGCGGCCATTGCCGCCCGATATTCCTCTCGCGTCGGTACATCCCGCTTTTTCTTCTTGGCGTCCGGATACTTCATTTCAAACAACGCCTGAAACTCGCTCATGCTCAGCGCTTCGGCGTCTGCGGTGGTCATGCCCAGATGGACGCGGGCGGCTGCCACGTACTCAGCGACGTTGAATTCCGTCACAGGCCTTGAGCCCTGTTCCTTGCTGCCCCCCGTGCCCACCAGTCCATGGCGCATCAGGTGCGCGGCCAGGCTGATCTGCTCGAGCACAGGCATGCTCCCCTCGTGCTCGCCATCCTCATCAAGCCATCCCAGCAGGGCTGTTGCATCGTCCTGGTCGCACAGCACAGCGAGCACATAACGAGCGTTGAGATGAGCGCGAGCGCCGAACAGACCGCGGAAAGCATCAACGATTTCGCCCGGGCGACCGAGCTGGGCGATCCGGGCGAACGACGGTGTGAAAGAGAACTCCAGGCCGTTGGCAGTCACGACTCTGGAGTAACCGTGCTCAATCAGCATCAGGGGACGACGGGGGTGCGTGTCAACACGACCTCACCGTTGCTCTGCGCACCAATGCTCCAAGTTGCCTCGGCCGAGTGCGGGCTATCGTTGCTCCACGTGGTAACGATGAAAGGCCCGGTGTACTTCTTGCCGCTCGGATAGGTGATCTTGAGCCAGACCTTGGGCTGATGGCCTGTCGAGACAGGAGGGCTGACAACGTGGGCCTCCATCGCTTCCTGATTGTGAACCTCGTCGTCGTAGCTCACGCCATCCCCCGAGAATTCGACATTCTTGAAAGTCACCAAGCTGGTCTTGGTGAAGTCTGGGGACTTGTCGGCCGTGGTGTCGGCAGTATCCCAAGAGGTGTTGATGCTCTTGGCTCGCATCATTCCCAGGATCTTGTAATCGGCCTCCTGCGGCGCCGTGGCCTCGTCCTTGAGGGCAAATTCGACCTTTACGTCGCGTCCAACGTGAGCGCCCATGGCGATCTCCTTCTATCGGTTGATGATGGTGTTGATGGTGATTTCGGCCACTGGCCGGCCATCGTCGGTAGCCCAGTAGATAGGCTCACCCGGTTGTGCAAATACTAGGGAGCCGGATTCATCAAGCAGCTTCTTGATCACGTCCTGTGCTTTGCTATCCGGCGTTGTGAGCGGATCTGTTCCTGCACCAATCAGCACCAGGCTGAATGCTGGCTGGCGCACCAGGCCCGCCAAGGAACCACCCATGGGTTTAAGAACGGCATAGCGGTCCGACTTGCCACTGTCGATCCAGCGCCCGAACTGAAAGCGCCAGCCCACAAGCACCGGTTGCAAGAGCTGCCGAAGGGATTCGCTGGCGGTCATGTCTTGATTGCTCCGGAAATCACGGCACGAATGTTGGGTTCTGCTCGCTCGAATCCCTTGGCCAAGAATTCCTTTTCAGCAGACGGCCGACGAAAGCGCTGCACGTTGTCGGGGTCGTGCACGGGTTCGGCATAGACAGCCGTGTAGCCGACACGGCCGACCACCTTGGTTGCTTCGGTCTCTACCCTGCGGTATTGGCTGTTGAGCAGCGTCGAGGTATCAATGGGTGTGAGCACAGAAGCTTCAGATGCCCCAAGGATCAAGGCCTGCGTCATGCCACGGGCCCCTTTGGCTTGGACTTGCTCCACGAATTGCGGCAGGCGGCTGGTGATGCGAGGTTTGGCCATTACGTCAAGATCCTGAAATCGTCCGCTATCCGGTCGAATGTGTCAGCGTCACGCACCACCGTCCGCACTTCAGCCGCACCGGCCTCAATGGGATCAGTCAGTGCACTCTCGCCGATCAGGACGTAATCGCCCTGCTTGACGGTGCTGTGTTCGGTGTAGATGACCTGGCGCAGGGCCAGCTCAACACCTGTGTCGGGCGATGTTCCACCAGCGTCGGAGGAACGCACCGCCTCCGACTTGTAGTCACAGTCGAAGAGCACAGGCGGAGAAAAGGAGAGTTGGGCGCTCCAGTCGTCACGACCAAGGAGCGCCCAATGAGTGGCTTTCGCGGTATAGGACCAGGCAGCTGATGCAGACATGCGTCCCATGCTAGGGAGCGCAATTCGCCCGGCGAGCGGTCAGCCGTTGACCACGAACATGAACGCTGAGGCCGCAGGGTCTGGGCCGACGATATCGGCCACAGTGCCGGCCTTGTCCAGTGCGGCAAGTGAACGCCGCAAGGCTGTGAGATCACCATCCTTGTACTTGAAGCCGCGCGATGCCCCAGAGGGGGCGCCTTGGCTGGATAGGCGCCGAGGGTCACCAGCAGCTGCCACCAGTGAGACGGCCATGCACTGGATCAAGATTTGAGTGTGGCTGTCGTAGCCCGCATCCACCATGGCCTGCTCGGCTGCGGCAACACGGGCTACTGCAGCTTCCAGAAGGAACACAGGTACGCTCACGCCCAGGGCTGAATCCAAGTACTGCTGCGCTTGCGTGCTCGTGATCATTTCTTGGCTGCCTTCGTTTCCGACTTCGCAGCAGTGAGCTGCGCCTGCAGGTCAGCAACTTGCTCCCGCACCTTTTCCAGCTCGCCTGCAGCTGCTTCATTCAGCTTCTGCGCGTCCGTGAGGTTGCCTTGCAGCGTTGCTTCACGGGACAGGGAGGCTTCGAGGTCTGCTTTGGCGGCAGCCAGCGCCTGCTCGGCCGCCAGTACTCGAGCATTCAGCTCACTGCGCGCCTGCTCATCAGCGGCAGCAAGGGCAGCAGCAATCTTGGCCGCATCGGGATCGACCGGCGCCAGCGCAGCGCCTGAGCCGTCGCCCGAAACTTCCTGATCGGCAAAGACCGTGGGCTGCGAGCCGCCGAGCTCGCACTTGCCAGCCGCCCAGCCTGGGAGCACATCGAATTCGATGATGTCGCCTACCTTGGCCCCTTTGGGCCAGGGTGCCTTGAGATGTTTGATGATGTAGAGGGCCATGGTCAATCAGCTCTTGGTGAAGTGGGCGATCTGCGAGCGGCCTTCGAAGTCGCTGCGGAACTGGGGCACGGCTGCGGCCAGCACGCCGAACACATAGTCGTCTTCGGGGTTGTGACGCACCTTGGGGCGAGTGACCAGGGGCATGCCGTTCAGGATGGTTCCCCAGTCGCCGTTGCTGATGTTGGCGATGCTGATCACCTCGTTGGCTGCCAGACGCGGCACTGGCACGATCTCAGCCACCTGGGAGACCTCGCGCAGGCGCGCCAGGATCGTCTTGGGATAGCCGGGGGTGAACTCGTTGATGTCCGCGTAGGTGTAATCGCTGTAGTTCAGGAAGATGGAGATGCGGCCATAGGCGTTGTCGCCCAGGTGAGCATTCACCAATTTCTCGATCACGCTGAGCCACTGTGCGCCCGTTGCTCCCTTCAGATCCAGGCCATGCACATCGCTCGCGCGCTGGGGGAAGTTGCGCAGGCCGTAGATGGTCGAGCCGGCCACATTGATGGAGCCATAGCCGTTGAGCACCACGTCTTCCAGCTTCTCGGAGACCTTGCGCTGGTGGTTTGAGATGGTGGCCGTGTCGATGCCCGAAGGGCCGCGGCGCATCACTTCCATCTGGCGCCAGCCGAAACGGGCCTGGCTGTCGAAGATGGGCAGCGGTGTGCCTTCGTACTGCACCAGGGCCTGATCGGCACGGCCTTCGCTGCGGCCGTCCATGGTGACATGCACCTCGCCAGAGTCGGAGATCTTGGGGAAGTAGGAAACCAGATCAGCCATGCCCACGGGCGTGGAGTTGGCCTGGGCCAAGCGGTTGAACATCACCAGGATGTCGCGCTGCAGCTGGACGGAGCGGCTATCGATACGGCGCCATGCATCCAGGGGCACCTGGGCGGCATTACCGGTCATCGTGTCGCCAAAGCCATCGGCAAAGGCCGAGTTTGCGGCCATGGCCGTCTGGCGCATATTGAACGCCGCGCGGGCGCCATTGATGGCTGCGCCTTGTTCATCGGTCAAACGAAGCATGTGATTCTCCCTATTGAGTCTTGACCGGTCAGGCCATGTTGTAGAAATTGGCGATCTCGATGTCCAGCAGATCGCCAGCGGCGGCACCAGCGACAGCGGCCGAAGCGAAGGCCACCACCAGGTTGCCGGCAGCGGCGGCAGTCAGGCGGCCAGCGGCCCCGACCGTCAAGGGCTGACCGAAGGTGTAGTTGCCTGCGGCCACAGCCGCCTGATACTGCTGGCCAGGCTCCAGGATGTAGGCCACGCCGGTCTCGTTGGCGGCATACGCCGTCTTGAGCGGATCGCTGCCGTTGAACCAGCTGCCGGCCTGGGCGTAGAAGTCGCGGTGTGCCAGCAAGCGCACCATAGGGCCCGGGGCTACAGCCTGGGCCAGAGTTGCCGCACCTTCAGTGACGAAGGTGCCCGGCAACAGAGCAGCCGCTACGGGCTTGTCCGACACTGTGCGCGGGTGGCGGTCATGAGGGCCGCGGTAAATGAGGTTGGCTTTGGCCATGGCTTACTTGGCTCCTTCTTCGATCAAGCTGTTGATGGAGTAGCCCTTGAACTCATCACCGGGCTGCTGCAGGGTCTGCTTGTTGCCCACACTGATGGGGGCGGCCTTGGCCTTGAGCTCCTTCAGGCGGTCCAGAGGCATCAGCTTGAAGTCGTCGACGGTCAAGGAGCTGTTGACGGCCAGTTCGGTGGCCAGAGCATCACGCTCGGCATTCACGACTGCGGCCTGGGCGGTCTCCAGATCAGCAATGCGCGAGTTGGCTGCAGTCAGCTTTTCTTCCAGCGGCTTGTTCACCAGCGAGTTGTAGGCAGCGAGGACCTGGGTATCGTTCAGCCCCTCGGTCTTGATGCCTGCAGCATTGAGTGCGGCGATGATTTGCTCTTTCACGATGTCGACCTCCTGATGGTTCGTGATCGGTTCATAAGAAACCTGCCGAACGACTTCAACAGGCTGTCCAACCCATGCTACGGAGCCACTTTCAGCGACGTGATAGTCCTGGCGCCACAGCTTGCCGGCCTCGTCCGACCAGACCGCATAGGAGGCAAACACTTCGCGGATCCATGAGTTTTGGGGTAGCCCAACACGCAGGCCGTCGTAGATCTGGTCGAAGCTGATGTCTTTGTTGGTGAAGAGACTGCGAAGCCAGCCAATGGCGCCCTCATAGCGTCGGTCTTCTGGGTCCTGGTTGACCTTGATGGTCTCGATCTCGTCCTCGCCGCCTTCGCTATTGAGGAACATGCCCACGCCCTCCTCCGGCGTGCCAGCGCCCGGCTCGTCCAACAGGATCGCAAGGTGGTCGTAATGCAGGTTGGTGGCGATCGAGCTGTATTTCTTGCCGTGGCTCTCGCCGTTGGCCACGACTTCGATCAGGTTCAGACCCGTGCTGACATGGATGGGATCGGCATTGGTGCCCTCAATGGCTGCATCAAGCCGCGCCACCAGCTTCTTGCCCTGCTCCGTAGCCAGGGCCATGTCGCCATTGACGACGATATCGGTCAGGGTGCGGCCACCGTCATGCCGAGCGTTGGTGCAATAAGCACCGATCCAGGCTGAGGCCAAGGCTTCGCCATTGGCTGCGCTGATGTGCTGGCCCTTGCTGTTCTTAGGGTGCCCGGCGGGCGCAGGCTTGCCGTTCAGGCTCTTGACGCCGGCGGCCAGCTGGTCTGCCGGGTACAGCCGGCGGTTCATCACGATGTCATCAACTGCGCCGCAGACGTCTCGGATGGTGTAGGTGGAGCCGGATTTGCTGACATTGGCCGCATTGACGGCACTGATGATGTGGATGCGCTTTTTGGTCATGGCTTATCAACTGGTTGAGTTGACAAGTCATACTAGGGAGGCCTAGATCGGCACAACAATAAAGCAAAGGGAACCCGAAAGTGAATGCACAGATATTTGGATCGCCACCTACTGACAACCTTTATAAGTTCATGGCTCTTTGTGGATTAATAGTTCTTATATTGTCTATAGGGTATCCCAAAAAGTTGCTATTCGACGCTCAGATGAAGAGTCAGGATTTAAATGCGGAGATAGTTAAATACAAGATTCGTCACGAATATTTAACTAAGAAAATAGATAAAACTCTGGAGCAAAAGGATAAATATAGCTCGGTCAACTTAACAGATATAGATAAGGAGTTTCTAGATCATCAATTACTTCTTGAGGATGTGGATCATTCGGCCAAAAAATTAGAAACTTTAAATAATCAAATGCACGAGATAGAAAAATATGGTGACTGGGGGTTTTGGTTAGGTGGATTAATTTCAATATTTGGTTTTTTAATGTGGTATGCCAAGGTGCAAAGGCCAACAGATAAAAAAATTAAGGCTGACTCTGCCTCCATACCTTCTCCCACGCCACCCGATCAGCCTCAATCGCCCGCGTGAGTCTGTCAGGCTGACTCGGCTTCCTGTTTGCGTCAACAAGTCCTACGACGAAGCCGAGGCATCGCCATTGACGGAACTGATAATGTGGATGCGCTTTTTTGCCATGGTCTGGCTCGTTTAGAGGCAGGCCATGCTAGGAAGAAAAATTAAGTCGCCACTACTGAGCTCCTAGCCATTTAATTGACGTGCAAGTGCATCTCCCCATCCTGATGCAGACATATCTATATCATCATCTAACGTTTTTATTGCTAGCCCATCGTGATTGGTGAATCGCAATATTTCTTTTCCCTGGCGTTGCATGGCATCTAGGTAAAAAATAGAAATACTTCCAGATATATATTTTTTCTGAAAAGTTGCAAACATAATTATTTCATTGCTTCCAGTTTCTAAATGTTTTGAAGAAAGTCTTGTAACTTGCACCTCAACGTCAGTGTGAATTTCTGCTGCAATGAATGTGCAAGGAGCACCTAAATTTTTCAATGTAATTGATGTTTTTAAGTTATCCGCACCCCAACTTGAATCTCTAGTACCTATCCTTAATATAGGTTGTTGAGATTTAATAAGTTCGCGCTGCTGTATTTCATTGGTTTTTTGAAGATGATCATAGTATTCGCGGTCTTGTGCTACTTGTTTTTGTATAGCCACAGCCTGAGCTCTCTGCTCTTCAACCGATCTATTAAGCTCTTCCGCTTGCAGCTTTAATGCTTTACCATTTTCTTTTAGTTCTTCACCTTGTTGAAGATACCCAAGAATAAGCCAAAGAAAAGCGACAGGACCGACAAAACCTGCCAGCATGTCTCCAAATTCGTTCAATTTCAGTCCATCGGACGGCCAATTAAAAAATATATACAAGACGAATGCTGAAAAATACAGCAGTGTCACAATAATCCCAAAAGCAGTTCTTTTGCTGCCCATATTTCCACCTCCAAAATCTCGAAGTGTAAATTCTAGTTACATCACAAGGCTTGCGGAAAGCTGCCTCTAACCTTGCGACCACGCCTCACGCTCCGCAACCATCGTCTTCTGAAGGCGTTCTGTCAGAATCGGCTTTCCGCTGGCATCCAGCAGGCATTCCGTCTGCCCGCAGTGGCAGTTACTCACGGCGAAATTGCTCCCTAGCATGAGTCCCGATACCTCTTGGAGATCGAACACATGCCCGTCGAATTCGCCCCAGACCACGTCCACAACCTCATCGAACGCTGCAAGGCCGGCGAGTCGTACAAGAGCATTGCCGACAGCGTCGGAATTTGCGACCGCACGCTGATGGAGCTCTTCCATCAGCATGGCTTCCGCTGGAATGAATGGTCTCGCCAACGCGGCATCGCACTGGCCCCTGCCCTCCACAAAGCACACGTCGAGGGTGAGTCCGTGTTGTCCATCAGCAAACGCATCGGCGTGGATAGAACCACCATCATGCGATGGTTCACGCTGGCCGGATTGCATGCCCGCTCGTGCAGTGCCGCACAAGTTGTCCGCATGGCCAAGCTCACCAGTGATGAGCGCAAGTCCAACGCCGCAGCCGCCCAAGCTTCCGTGCGTGGCCGAGCCGTTCCCATGGATGAACTCACCAAGCGAGCCAGTTCCAAGAGTCGGCGCGTCGGCCTTTACGAACGCGAGGTCATCGAGGAGCTTCGCGCGCGCGGCATCCATTGCGAAGGCCAGTACGCGCTCGGACCGTACAACCTCGACGTGTTCATCCATGAATGCAGCATCGCCGTGGAAATCTACTCCACTCACCCCGACAAGCGACGACTCGCCCGCATCCATGAGCGCACCGAATACATCCTCAATTCGGGGCGCAACCAGATCACCATTCAGGTGAACTACCCCAAGCGGGTTTTCCACCTTGGTGCGGTCTGCGACAAGATAGTCGCCTTTCTGGACTTCTGCCGCAGGAATCAAGCCGCGCTGGGTCACCACGGGGTGATTCGGGGTCACGGATATTTCGCCGCCAGCAGCGCTCATCAGAGTAACGACGGGCCCCTTGTATCTGGCCTTTGAGCCGGCAACAAACCTGCCTGCCACGCGTGTACCTGGCAGGAAGCAGTTGTAGCGGTTCCCATCCCGGCCATAAAACGCCCGCACCTCATCAGTGGAATACACTCGGCCATTGCGCGTCGCATGCGTGGCCCGGGTGGTCGGCAACAGAGCCGAGGTCCACAGCATCCCTATTTTCAGACCGTACTGCACCTGCGCTGCTTCTGATTCAGCCCAGCGGGCCTGCCGCAAGGTGTCGGTGATATCGGTCTGCGCATACTGGGCCGCCTTTGACCTGGTCACGCCCAGGCCATCAACGATCAGCGTGCGCGCGGCCTTCGGATTCAGGCCATCCGCCACGGCTCGGCCAATGATGCCGGCCAGGCGGCTCTGCCCCTCGGCGCGCAAGCCTGTCCAGTGCTCATAACTCTTCATGCGGGCAAGGGCCACGCGGGTGAGATATGGCTCGCTGCGGACCACCTGATCAAACGAACGTGAGGCGGCATAGGCCTCAGACAGGTTGGTGAGGTTGGTCACGCTTTGCAGTGCCCCCAGCTGCGATGCCTGCTCTACGAATGGATTCCACCAGAACAGCTCTTTTGGCTCCTTGCCGTTCTGCACCCAGCGATCCAGCGCAGCTGCAATCTCCAGCAGGACGATATCGAGAATGGCTGGCGTGATGCCATAGGCCACCTGCGGGCCAGTGTCGTTCAGGGCATAGACCGGGATGCGCTCGAATGCGGCCAGCACATCCGTGGTGAGCCTCTTCCAGCGCTCATTGATTGCGACCAGCGCCTTGCGGAGCAGCAGCGTGGAGCCTGTGCGGTCCCTGCGCGTGCCAGGGATGGCCGGGTTAGGAGCTCGCCGGCGCATTGTCGATTGGGTCATCTGCGGGGTCTACATCACCAGTGCGAGCAGGATCGTCCTCGGTAGGCATGCCATCATCTGTGCGCCGCTCATAGTTCACCACGGCGCGCAGCTCGTTCGTATTGAAAATCGGCTCGGTCAGCCCCGCCTGGTATGCCTGCTGCATGGCAGCCGTCATCTTGCCCAGCAGCTCGACCTTGTCTTTTTCGGTCGGCGCATTGACCGGCGGCCATTCAATCTCAAACTCGCCAGAGTCGATGATGCCGGCCGCCTGCATGCGCGTGATGAATTCCTCGAGCATTGGCGTGAGCTCGTACTCTTGCCGGCTGGAACAGCGGTTGGCAAAGTCTGCCTTGTCCTCATCGCTGGCCAGGCGCCCGGTCTGCTGGCCAAACAGCACTGTGAAGGGGATTCGCACGGAAGCGGCAAACTCATTGGCTGCCGTGGTCCAGGGTCCAGTGGGATCGCTGATTGCCGTCTGCAGGGTCGTGGCATCGCCGCCTTGCATGACGATCGAAGCGTCCTGATTCTGGTTCAGTGCCTTTGCCTGAGCCTCGTGAGCCTCCTTGACCGAAGTGACAGGCTTCCCATCCGGACCCGGCATGGCCTGCGGCTGGCCGCCCGTGTCGTACTTGAACACGATGGTGCGGGCGCTGTTCTTCAGGAAGGATTCGCCCGATCCGCCGGCGATCTTGTCCAGATCCACCAGACGATTGAAGCCGGCGCGCAGCAGGGGCACGCCGTCGTAGAAATCGCCCACGGCGCCTTCGGCAAGGATCTGCACGCGGCTGGGGTGCACATCCGCCCATTTCTCGGGCCTGCCCTCTGTCTCCGTACCAGGTGGGCTGATTTGCCGGTACTGGAACATGGCCGGAGTGCCATAGTTCTCAGCGTCCTGGTCCGTGTGCCACTTCGTGACCTTGATCTGGTTTTCGCTGAGCGGGATAAGGTCAACCAGCTTTGTGGCGCGTTCCAGAGGCTGGTCCAGCGTCTTGCTGTCGGCCACACGGTAGATCACTGCCGCATATCGGCCCACCAGGTTGCGCCGGTCCAGGTCCTTGAGCTTGCTCCATGCCCGGATGGAGCGCAGCACCTTGCCCGTCTTCACCTCCCATGGGCTTTTCTCATCGCTCTCCGGCCTCTTGATGCGCGGCAGCTTGAGCCAGCAGACATCCAACAGCCGGTGCACAGCACCATGACCAGCGCCGCCACGCTCATAGGCTGCGTAGAGCATTTCAAAGCTGACGTGCTCGCTGTAGCCGTACTGGATCCAGGCCGTGGCCCGCTTTGCGTCAAGACCCAGGGAGCCAAGGAACTCGCGTCGGGCGCGGGAGATTTCGAGGGAGTTGGTGATGATCTCGGGCATGCCCTTGCATGCTAGGGACGCGACATAATCGTCATTTTCACAAAGCTACAAAGAGGGAAGCAATGGAGAAAAGATACCAAGTTTTCGTTAGCTCGACGTTTGCAGATCTACAGGATGAGAGACAGGCAATCATGCAGGCGGTGATGCAGATGGACTGCATACCGGCTGGGATGGAATTATTTCCCGCTGCTGATGAAGAGCAGATGCAATTTATAAAGAAAATAATCGATGATAGTGATTACTACCTTTTATTGATTGGTGGGCGTTACGGCAGCGTGTCTGCTGATGGTGTTAGCTATACAGAGCAAGAGTATGAGTATGCAAAATCCAAAGGAATGAAAGTTATTGCACTATTGCATAAAGATCCAGAAAGCCTGCCTGTAGCCAAATCAGAAAAAGATCCAATTGGCGCAGAAAAGCTAAAGAAATTCCGCGCTGAGGTTTCAACAGGTCGACTAGTTAATTTTTGGAATACAGCACAAGAATTACCCGGACTTGTCGCACTAAGCCTAATGAAAACCATCAAAGCTTATCCAGCAGTTGGTTGGGTGCGAGGCAATACTGTAGCTTCTGAAGACCTTCTACGCCAAATTAATGATCTTCGTCAGGAAAATGAGAAACTTCGCACCGGAGCACAAGTTCCTCAAACACAAATAGATGTACGAACGCTTGCTGATTTAGATGAACATTTTGAAATTAAAGGAAGCTATTGGGATTTTGATTTAGGAGAGACAATTAACTGGTCCCAAAAGCTAACATGGAGAAAAATATTTTGGATGCTTTTACCATACGCCAACCAAGCTAGCAGCATCACTTCATTAAAAGAAAAGTTAGAAAACTCCATAAGAGATATGTTCTACAAGACAGGTGCCTCATATTCAATAGAAGATCAAATTTTCCAATCCATATTTATTCAGATGAGGGCGCTAAATTTGATCTCAGCTAATGGCGAACTGAACTTAAGTGGAGAGAAAAAATATACACTCACACCATCTGGCGATGAATTAATGTTCCAGTTACGGGCCATTAAATTAAGCCCAAATTCTTAAGTAAATATCCCAACAGCCGGCTGCAACAACCCGTTGAACCCTCTTGCAGCCCCGTCAACCTGGTCATCATATTTGCCAAACGGGAACAGGCGACACTCGTCAATGAACGGAGTGTTCCAGGCCCCTTTGAGCAGCAGCACGTTGCCTGCATTGATCTGGCTGGCCAGGGGAGTTGCCCGCGTCACCTTGTCGCCTGACTCTGGGCTGAAGTGCACGTTGTGGCCGGCCAGCAGCTTGGCAAAGGCCAGCACCTGGGACTTGCCGGCCTGGCCCGGGTCCTGCGGCAGGCTCTGTTTGAGCAGACGGCCATCAGAAACCGCAGTGTTCTTGATGAGCTGGTCGCGCAGGTTGGTCTCGAACTGCTCGCGCTTCATGTCGGCAATGATGTAGCGGCCATCGGCCAGCCGGCCCACCTTGCCGCCTGCGGTGTAGTCGCCATTCCCAGAGGCGCCCAAATCCCAGCCTCTGCACCACTCCACGACGCCCGCAGGGATGGCCTCCACGATGGGCATCAGGTCTGGCTTGATCACACCTCCGGACGGTGGTGCTGGCAGCTGCCGGTACTGGCCGGCGAACACATAGGGGTTGGCCTTCTCCATGCGCCGCAGTTCGTCAGCGCTGTGTTTCTCGGGCCAAAGTGGTTCCTCGTCTTTGCCCACCCAGGCCGACAGGCGCAGCTGCTCCCACACCTCGCCATTGCCGCCGGCCACAGGGGGCCCGTTGCCGTCTTTGCCACGGTCACCCAGCAGCCAGCCGGCCAGATCATCCTCGTGCAGGCGCTGCATGATCACGATGATGGGAGTGTCTGGGCTGTTCTTGCGGCTCTCGAGAGTGTTCTGGAACCAGTCAATGACGCCCTTGCGAATGGTGTCTGACTTGGCCTCATCTGCCTTGTGTGGGTCATCAATGATGATGGCCCCGCCGAAGCCCTCCCTGTGCTTGCCAGCACCGAAGCCGGTGATGGTGCCGCCAGTGCCGGTGGCATACATGACGCCGCCGGCGGTGGTCTTCCAGTGCGATCCGGCATCGGTGGCCAGGCGCAGATCAGTGAAGACCTCGGAGAAGGCCTCGTGCTGCACCAGGTTGCGCACCTGGGTGCTGTTGTTGACGGCCAGCGGCGTGCTGTAGCTGCAATGGATGAACTCGGCATCAGGCACCTTGCCGAATGCCCAGGCGATGAAGTTCACCACGGCCAGCTCTGTCTTCGAGTACCGGGGCGGCATCATGATGATCAGCCGCTTGCACTCGCCGTTGAACACGCGCATCAACGCATTGCAGATCATGGCGTGGTGCTGGGCTCGGCGCCAGAGGAAGCCCTTGCGCTGCAGGAACATCCAGCGGGAGAACGAGAACAGGTCTTCGCGTGCCCAGCCCACGGCGGCCAGACGCTCTGCGGGGCTAAAACTTGGCTTGGACACTCTGCACCGCTTCCTTCAGCTGTTCCGGGGTCACGTTTCCGCCCAGGCTGTGCTGTGGCTCCTGGCTGTTGAGCTCCTTGATGGTTTCCTTGTTGGCCGCCAGCAGGTTCAAGGCAATGCTCGCGCTGTCGTTGGCCAGCTTGGTGAGCACGGCCACGCCCTTCATGGCATTCACGCTCTCGGGCGCCAGGGGCGCGGCGTCATCCACCTTCGCCACCTCGGAATTTGCCAGGGCGCTGAGCCTGTGTGCGGTCTGGGCTCCATACTGGGCCGCGCTGGCGAGGTTATCGCTGATCGCCCGAAGCTTGGACGCTAAATTAACTGCAATAAGCTGTTCGGAAACTGGCAAGCTTGCGAGTGAGCGCTCCGCCGTAACCACTTGATTTGCAACGCTGTGAATGGTTTCTGCGCGTTTCGAAACTCGCATACTGATCGAGGTTTTGGAGACTCCATACTCCCGGGCCAAATCTGCAGCCTTCTCACCCGCCACGAGCCTGGCTGTGATCTCGCCCCACTGTTTCTCGGTCAGCTTTGAGGGTCGTCCCATGTCCTGCTATTCCTCATCTTGAAAGTCTGTTTCTTGGCCTTGGGCACGATCTGACGGGCCCTGCGCTGCCGCTCCCGTTCCATGCCCTCTTCTGTCTCAGCGAAGCGCACCACCTGGCAGCGCACAACGCCCTGCTCCCGTGTGACCACCATCACGTTGCGGTTCTTCTCTGGAGTGCTGATGGGTGTACGCAGCTGCATGCCCGTGGCCGCCAGATTGAAAATGGAAGTGGGCCCGGCAAGCAGTGGTGCGCAGCAATCCTCTGCCCTGACGATGCTATGGACGATGGGCGGATCCAGCTCCGACTCCGCCACGTCCGCGCGCATCTCCTCCAGGGCTGAGCTGCTGTCAAAAAGGTCAAACTGCAGGTCATCTCGTCCCATGGGTACCCCCTCTGCGGTGGTGATAGCAATGCGTGATGGGCAGGCTCAACGCTGGAAGCCCTCCATGAATGACTCCATGCAGCCCCAACGCTGGTTCGCGTCAAGCGCGGGCCACAGCACGGCCTGGGCGCGCAAAGTCCAGAGGAAGGCGTCAATCGAGCGCTGCAGCTCACAGAAGTCCGCTTCGTCCATGGATTCAAAGTCAATGCTCTTGGGGATCGCGTTGGGCTGCCCGTCGATTCCGGGCACGAAGTCACAGTGACCAGCGCCGATCAGCAGCCAGTGGCGCAGATTGATGACTTTCTCGAAGGCCTCCGTGCGCTCAAACAGGCGGTTCAGCTTCAGGAAAAAGAAGGCGTGGTGCTCCGGGCACCTGGGCAGCCAGAAGGAAAAGCCCAAGGTCTGGCCCGGGGCCAGCTCGGTGACAGTGCGGCGCCATTTGGCATAGGCCCGCTGGCCCGCGGCGTCCAATCCGCAGAGCTTGCCATCCTGGCCCTTTGTGATGACGAGGCGGCTCATGCGGCCTTCTCCATCCGGTTGTAGGCATCCCACATGCGCAAGTTGGCCAGGCGTGCGACGTCGATGGCCTGCTGCGGTGTCAGTCGGTGGGCGTCCTTGTTGGGCGTTGCGCGGCGCTCGCACCAGACATTAATGCGGCCATGCCTGTCGTCCAGGAGCAGCACGCCGCTTGCCTTGCTGGGCAAGCATTCCAGCAGGTCGGGCTTCCAGATTTCACGGGGCAGCGCGTAGTAGTGCTTCCAGACCTTTGGCGGATGGGGGCGGAGCTGTTCAGGTCCATGCATTTCATTCCAGCGCCATAGCCGATGCCACCACTTGTCCTTCTTGGCGTCCGCCTTCAGATCGGCGCGGCTGATCTTCACCTCGACGTCAATGATGCGGAGGTCGGTCGTCACGCCCAGCACGTCGCATTCGTGGCCTGTCCAGTTGCAGTTATCGACCAGCACCACGCACTTGCGGGCCAAGGTCTGCAGCGAAATGGCACGAGCAATCTTGAATTCGCTCCACACGCTCATGCCAGGCCCCCCAGCAAATCGCCCTGCTCCTGCACCGGCGCTTCCTTGATCGGAGTGATAGTCACCACCAACTTGCCGCCGTCCACGGGCATGCCACGCTCAGCTGTGATGCGGCGCACCCACTTGTCGTCCTCGATCGCCACGCCCTTGAGCGCGTCCAGCAGCACCTTCTGGGCGTTGTCCAGGTCGATGCACTGCACGGTGTCATCCCAGGTGAACGGATCGCGCTTCATGCGGCGGTGCGCGTCCTGCGGGCAGTGAGGGTGCAGCGTGTACGAGATCGCCACACGGCCGAGGATTGGCTTGAGGACGCCCGCGGCCTTGGCCAGCCATCCCACTTGCTCCTTGAAGGCCTTGGCTTCATTCGTCACATAGGTCATGGCCCGAGACTGCGCCCCCACCTTGATGACTCGGGTTTGCCAATAACGATTTGCGCTGATGGGATACGGGAGAGTGAGCGTGATCATGGTTTAGTGCTCCTGAATCAGATTTCTTCGGTGTAAGGAACGGCGCGACGGCTGCGGCCGGGCCCAGGGTTCGGCGTTGACAAGGGTTCGCTGCTATCGGTCCAGCGCTGGTAGCCGCCATCGAAGGACAGCGGAACGCTTCCGACGCGGCCCTGCCGGTTCTTGGCAAAGTCGGCCTCGATGACCTTTCCGCCATGGCCTGCGATGTGGTTGAGGCTCAGCAGGATCACGACGTCCGCGTCTTCCTCGATCGCGCCGGACTCCTTCAGGTCGGAGAGTTGGGGCTTGCCGCCGATGCGCCCTTCCACGAGGCGGTTAAGCTGGCTGAGCGCGATGATGGTGATGTCGAGCTCCTTGGCCAGCGACTTCAAGCCGCGGGTGAGCTCTTCGATCTGGTGGTGACGCTTGTCGTCCGCCTTGCGCGAGCCGCACAGCTGGATGTAGTCCAGCACCAGCAGCTTGATTTTGTGCTGGCGCACCAGCTTGCGAGCCTTGGAGCGAATGTCTGCCAGGGTCAGGCCGGACTCGTCATCCAGGTACAGCGGCAAGGTGTTCATCAGCTCGATGGCCTCTGTAACCCGCGCCCACTCGGAGTCGTGAAGTCGACCTGTGATGATGTTGTCCAGGAAGACTCGGCCCAGGTTGCTGGTGGTTCGGTCCAACAGATCCGCCTGAGGCATCTCAAGGGACAGCACTGCGGCAGGGACTCCACTCCTGGCCAGGTTGATGCTGACCTGCTGCGTCAGCGATGACTTCCCCACAGCAGGGCGTGCGGCCACGATGATCAGCTTGCCACCGCGCAGACCGCCATTGAGACGTTTGTCCAGACCCGGAATGCCCGTGCTGATGCCCGGCTTGATGCTGCCGTCAGACAGGGCCTGGAGCCGTTCCAGCATGGACATCGCCAACGACCCAACCGCCACCGGCTCCTTGCCTCCACGGCTGACGGTCAGCGATTCAAGTCGGGCCTGGGCCTTGTCCAACCGTTCAGAGGCATCCATGCCCGGCAGCACAGCGATTTCACGCACGTCGCCGGCAGCAGCAATCAGCCCGCGCATCATGGAGCGCTCGGCAATGACTTCCGCGTAGCGCCGCACGCTGCTGGGCCCATACGGCACCTGGGCCAGCTCGTTGAGCAGCGTCATGTCGATGTCGCCGTGGCCTGCAGCTTGCAGGGCCAGCAGCACGCTCACCACGTCGGCGGGCTTGCAAGCCGTGGAGAGCTTCGAGATCGTTTCGAAGACCCGGGCGTGTCGTTTGTCGAAAAAGTGCGTGGGCAGCAGGATGTCGCCGACCTGGTCGAAAAGGTCGTTGTTGAGCATCACGGCGCCAAGGACACCGGCCTCCGCCTCAGGAGACCATGGCAGCACGGGGATATCGTGGTCGTCATGCGGTTGCATCGGCCACCTCCTTCTGCGCCAGCTGCTCGGCATGGCGCGCATCGAGCACTGCCTTGCGCTGCAAGCCTGTCGACGTCCACTGCACCTCACCGGCGTCATTCGTGAACCACAGCGAGAACCAGCGGTCCTTGACCGAGTTGGCAAAGGTCGCAGGCCAGTCCTTGTAGCGCTTGGCGAGGTACTGCGTTTCCTCGGTGTAGCGCTCACGGAAGGACACCCAGGCCACCTGCAGCATCTCTTCGCCGATACCCGCGTCTTCGGCCCACCTTCGGATCGCATGGTCCTTGGGCAACGGCTTCACCCCTGCCTCCCGGCAAGTCGACAGGTAGGTCGCCAAGGTGGTTTGCTCAGATTTTTTTCGGCCGGAAGAGCGAGAAGGCGATTTCGCCGCCCCCTCCTCGGAACGAAGTGAAGAGGAGGAATCCTGTTCTTGTTCCTTCTCCTGTTCCTGCTCCTGTTCTTGGCTTCGATGGGGCTTGGAAGGGCCTTGCGAAGCCCCTTCTATGCCCCTTGCGTTTGTCAAATGGAAAGCTGCTGAATAGCGCTCGAAGAACGCACCCAGGAACGGGTTCTCCGGAAGCGTCTCGTAGTCCTTCTGGATGCCCTTGCAACGTAGGTCTGAAGCCTTGAGTTCCTTGGCAATCTGGTAGCTCGCCATCTCATGCACCCAGACGAATTCAGACTCCTCGTCATAGGAGCAATAACCGGCTTCGATGCAGCATTGAAGCCCCTTCCTAGCCCCTTCTTCGCCCAAGCCTGTTTCGTAGGCCATATACAGGACAGGCTGCGCGAAGAGGCCGAGCATGTTGGAGCTCGGGGAGGTCATCAGGTACAGGGCCACAACAAGCCCCTCCGGATGCTTTCGAAGGGCCTTCATGGTCTTGCCATGCCACATCTTGGGAGCGACCTTGGCGTAATCACGCATTGGGCATACCTCCCACAGCCAGCTCCATGGCTGCACGGCGCTCAGGAGAGCGGGCACCAATCAGGAGCCTCATGGCATTCAAATGTGCTTGCGCTTTTCTGCGGTGCTTGACCTTGCCGGTGCGTTGAAAGTCGAGCATCTGGGCATGCATCAGCAGGCCTTCGGACTGAATCCGCAGCTCATGTGCCTGGTCGGAGAGCGACATGGACACAGGGACCTCTGGAAACTGAACGACCAAGGCCGGCTGCGGCGCTGGCCTGGTGCTGTCGGCGCTGATCACGCCGACCTGTGAAATCTGCGTGTTCATGGCTGCTCCTGACGGCCCTTGTTGTCGGCCGCATGCTCAACCACCAATGCAACCGCGACCTTTTGCAGCGCGACCAGCGCTTCGCCGAGTTCCCGCAAGACATAGCGCTTGTCGTTGTCGCTCACATTGCCATCGGCCTTCGAGTGCGTCACAGCCAACAGGACATCGGCGGCCTCACGCACTGCGTCAGCGGTTGTGGCAGAGAGGCAGAGGCGTTCCGAGCCCAGCTCCATAACAGGAAGCACCAGCATCCCTGCCTTGAAAGAGAAGACAGTTCCCAGCGCGTGCGCCTCTGGGCTCCCAACCTCCTGGCACATGGACGCGATCTCTTCCGCGTCGGCCAGGCCCATCTTGTGGTGGACAGAAGTGCCGCTCAGCTCCTTGCGCAGGACTTCATCGGATTTGCCCATACGGGCGGCCAGCGCCGAACGGCCGCCGGGGTAACTGGCGACCATGCGCCTCAGTGCATCAAGAGAATTCATGTCCGGGCTCCCGGAAATTGGACGTTGCTCGGCTGCTGATGGCCGTAGACACTGGCCGCATGCAAAGAAAGACAAGCCAGAAGAGAGGAATGGGTGCCCACCCTGCCCCGGGCTACGATGGAAGCTCCTACACCACCATCGACAGCCACAGGGAGGGCAGACATGAAACGAGATATGGACCTTGTGCGGCGCATCCTTTTGCAGATCGCCGACAACCCACCAGGACAAACGCTCGCCAAGCTACCGGACGTCACGCCAGCGGAATTTGGGCTGCACGTCTTATGGCTGCACGAGGCGGGATTGGTCCATGCCATGGTCATCGACAAAATGACTGGCGCCGATTCACAGGCATTTCGGCTGACGTGGGCTGGCTGCGATTTCGTGGATGCAATCCGCGACGACACACTCTGGAAAAAAGCAAAGGTGAATGTGCTCAAACCAGGCATGTCATTCACCTTCGACGTCCTGAAGGACTGGCTCAAAACCGAAATCACGCAGGGCCTTCCGACCCTCCGGAATCTTGGACAATAGTTCGCGCAGCTCCAGGGCTGCTATCAGCAAGCCGCCTTTGCTCGACTCCAAGGCAATGGCGTGGGCAGGTGTCACGTTTACGGCGATGTGAAAGCCCGACGCAATGAACCAACGCGCAGCACAAGCAGCTACGGCCGTCATCACCGCTTCGGAATCGCCCGCGCGAACCGCCGCCATGTTGATTTCGGAGCGACGAGGCTTATTCATGGCCCACCTCGCTGGCTGTGGGGTCGGCGCCCTGCCCTGCTGCCGGCTGCTGGCTCATCCGCCACAACGCCGCCTGAACGCGATCGGCGATGCGTGGCGGTAGAACTTCTGGCCACTGAGAGATGGCCTGGGAGTTGATACCAATGGCCTCTGCCGCCTTCGCAACGGAGCCCCCCAGCAATTGAATGGCGTCGGTCTTTTTCATAAACGCCAATGTTAGAGCACTTACTTATTTATGTAAAGCACTCTAACTCAACGACTATGTAAGCTACCTAACATGTCTACGCTACAAGAGCGCATTGCTCATCTCATGGAGAAAACAGGTCTCAAGGTGAGCGAAATTGCACGCATCACTGGTGTTTCCTCATCTGCAGTAACGCAGTGGAAAGATGGACCAACACAAAGTCTGAAAACTGCTCCTGCCACAAAGTTGGCTGAAGCCACTGGGTTCAGCGCAATGTGGATCGCAACAGGGACAGGACCCGCACATGTCGACCCGCAGCGGATCGGCTCTAAGGGATTCGATGTCAACGTGAAGCCAATTTTTGCAGGCCTTCGCGCTTACCCAGTTATCTCCAGAATCCAAGCTGGAAAGGTGAAGGAGATCACTTGTCCTTATGAGCCAGGCGACGGCTATGCGGTGGAATTTGGTGACGACGACGCTTCGGAGTGGGCTTTCTTTTTAGAGATTGACGGCGACTCCATGCTTCCGGAATTCAACCCTGGTGACCGGGTCCGCATTGACCCCGAGGTAGCGCCTCGGCCTGGCGACTATGTCGCCGCAAAGAACTCCTCCGAAGAGTCCACCTTCAAGAAATACCGCGTTCGAGGAATTGATCTGACCGGCAAAGAAATCTTTGAACTCGTTCCACTCAATGACAACTATCCAGTTATGAGGAGCGACGAGCACGAACTGAAGGTCATTGGCACGATGACTGAGCACCGACGTAAGTACAGAAGAAAGTAAGTCTCGCCCCAAGCCCGCCTCGTGCGGGTTTTCTTTTCCATAAATAACTGTACAAATAAACAGTCTTTTGCCATACTTTTAACTGTACGCATAAACAGTACAGGAGAAATTATGGAACTCGCATCCCACATTGAAGTGCGCCTCGTGGATTGCCCTAGCGATATCGACCCGGCGATCAAGGAGAAGGCTGAGAGCCGCTTCTCCAAGGAACTGCTTAAAAATTTCCACACCGAAGATGATTTGCGCCAAGCCTATAAGCTGTTCACTGATGCATCCGAGGGCAGCATCATCAGCAAGACCGAAGTGAAAATTGCCGAATCCTGGGTCAAGGCATTCGACAAAGCACGTCAGGCAGGCTTTCGGGACATCGCGGTGGAAGAGGCCTATTTCGAAGTTCGTCTGCAGTGATGCAACGTGCCCTTCGTCGTTTACTCCGGGGCCTGGCCATGCTCACTGTAAGGGCGGCCCGAGCTTTCTGGAGATGGGCCTGAGCCTAAGTTTTGACAGCAACACCACAGCCGCTCTAACAGCGGCTTTTTTACGCCCCCCAAAAGAAATGTTAGTAGCCTTAAATAATTTGGTAAGAGCACTTGACTCAATGATGTTAGAGCACTTACAGTTCACTCCAACGACCCCTTACCGCATAACGGTTCACCGGATGCAAGGGGACGCCACCGGCCAGATGGTCAACCGGCGTCGAAAGATGGGAAGGGCTTAGTCACAAGGTGGAACCGGCCACCTGCCCAGGGTGCCATGAAGGGGTCCGCCTGACTCCGCGAAATAAGGGCAAACAGTTGGAAGCCGGGAAACCGGGAGTAGCCAACACAAAACCCGAGCGCTTTCGAGATAGAGCGCTTCGGTTTTGCCAAAGATCAGCGCTTCAGACCAGTGGCGCCGCCTTGAACTGGGATGGCGTTGCCTGTTGTAGAGGTCATAAATTTTTCCCGAGCCTTGGTCCACACAGTAGGTGAAGACTTGTGGACGCTCTTCTTCTTTTTCTTCTTGGTACCTCTGGAGCGCTTCAGAACTGCTTTGAACTCCTCGAACTGAGCGTCAAGCTCTGGGTAGCGCGCATGCAGACGCTCCTTCTCAGCAACAGCAGTAGGAAAGCCACCAATGGCCATGGCCCAGACGCGTCGGATTCTCGGATCAGCAATCTTCATGTCCCCTCCTGGAAATAGTTTATCCATCACTACCGGAGATTTCGAAATGTGAGCTTTCGCCAGCATGCGGCCTGCATGTGCCTTCCCCCGCAGGGCTTTAGCGGGGCCATCCGGCGTGATCACTCAAGCAGGTACGGCAGTTCAGGAATGGGCCTGGGCTGACGGCAATTACGAACTAGGTGAGAGCGGTCACACCAGATGGCGCAGCACCTTTCATTAACCCAAGTGCGCATTTCTTCTGTCTGACCCTCATCGGGCAGAGGAACGCTGCGTCATCTACCTACTCCCCCTCACTTCGCCGTGAGTTCGCCAGCCTCGTGCTGGCTTTTTTATTACGGAGGCCATCATGCTGATGAGCGTCAACCCCCATGCCGATGCCGAACGGCACGCAAATGAGCAAGAGGCGGCTGATGAGCTGCAACAGGAAGCCGAGCGCCAGGCGCCGCTGATCATCCTTGCAGCGCTCCAGAGGATCACCAAGCCCGGCGACTGGTTCAACTCGAATCTGCTGTCCGCTGGCCGCGGCTGGGCCCCAGACGAGGTACTGCAAGACGCCGTGGCCACGGACGACGACACGCTCAACGCCTATGTTGAGCTGCTGACCGGCCCGCATGCGCTGAAGCTGCGCCAGTGCATGGCGACATGGTTCGGCAGCAAGCTGGCCCGTGACATTTACCACGAACACATGGAGTCGCTGCAATGAGCCCACCGATTCAACTCCAGCGTATCCCTCGCCGCAAGAAGCCCGCACCAACGCGGGCTTTGTTGTTTCTGGCCCTGCTGCTGATCGTGCTGTGCACCGGCCTCGCCGGCTGTACCGCCCAGGCGGCAGACGCACCAGTCACAACGACCGCCGCTGACCTTAAACGAGCTGCTGCCGACGCGTGGCTCTGCCCTGGCATGCACGCCGAATGGCTGGATGCGCAGACCGTTCAATGTTTGAAGGAACGCCCATGAACGAAGCGTTTGCTCTCCTGCTCATCGTTCCCACCTTTGCCGCCCTGGCCTGGAAACCATGAACCAACCTGATCGCGAGCCCGGTACCGCCCGGGCTTTTCTTTTGTGGGTGGCCAGCAGCGCTGCCGCCCTTCTCGCCTTTATCACTCAAGTGAGGTTTTCATGAGCATGTCCGCTCCCCATGAAATTTACGTCCGTCACACCAGCAAAGACGGATCTTCCTACGTGCAAGAGCACCGCGTCTGGGACGCCGACCGATTCATGGCCGCGCGTAGAGATGACGTCGCGAAGGCAGGCGGCCAGGCTGCTGTGCAGCAGCTCACCCGTGAACAGTTCCTGACTCAAAAGAAGTGAGGACCAGATGAATGCAGTAACTACTCAAACCAGCACCAGCAGCGCGCCTGCCGTTTCTACAGCGAGCGCAGGCGCCCTGCTTATGGACATGGCCGCCATGGACCGCTTGGAGCGCATCGCCGACATCATGGCAAGCGGCAAAACCACAGTCCCCCAGCACCTGCGCGGCAGCAAAGGTGATTGCTTCGCCATCTCGCTGCAGTCCATGCAATGGGGAATGAACCCCTTCGCGGTAGCCCAGAAGACTCACCTCGTGAACGGCACCTTGGGCTATGAGGCACAGCTGGTGGCCGCCGTCATCAACAACAGCGGCCTCGTCACAAGTCGCTTCCAGTTCGACTGGTACGGCCCTTGGGACAAGGTAATCGGCAAGTTCACGGTCAAGCGTGGCGATAAAGGCGAATACCGGGTGCCCGGCTGGACCTTCGCCGACGAGGAAGGCTGCGGAGTCCGTGTATGGGCGACCCTCAAGGGGGAAGAAAACCCACGCACTCTTGAGCTGCTGCTGGCCCAGGCCCGCACTCGCAACTCCACTCTGTGGGCCGATGACCCGAAGCAGCAACTGGCATACCTCGCACAAAAGCGCTGGGCACGCCTTTTCGCTCCAGACGTGATCCTGGGCGTCTATTCGGCGGACGAGCTGCAGGAACCGCAAGAGATCCATATGGGTGATGCCGTGGTAGTTGAGCCTGAACGTCCCACGTTGTCAGTCTGGGCCGATGACAAGTGGGCCAAGCAGCTGCCCAGCATCCTGAAGGGTATCCAGGGCGGCAAGACGGTCGCGGACGCACTGGCTTGGCTCGGTGCGAAAGCCATCGTCACAGCCGAGCAGGAAAAGGAGCTGCGCAGCAAGGCCAAAGAGCTGACTCAACCCGCCGCAAGGCCCGCTTCAGCTCCTCAAGAAGGCGCCCCCGTCGTAGACCCAGCGAAGCTGGAGGCCGACATCAAGGCCTGTACCGATCTGGAAAAGCTCTATGAATTGGGCGCCCTGATTGAGGCAGTGCGCGAGCCCTCTATGCAGGCAACCCTCACCGACCATTTTGATGCCCGCGTGGCAGAACTGGAAAAACCATGACCATGCAAACCGTGAACCTCGTTCAGGGCAGTCCCGAATGGCTTGCCCACCGTTCTCAGCACTTCAACGCAAGCGATGCGCCCGCCATGATGGGTGCCAGCTCGTACAAGTCCCGCTCCGAGCTGATCAAGGAACTGGCCACGGGCATCACGCCCGATATTGATGCTGCCACCCAGCGCCGCTTTGACGACGGCCACCAGTTCGAAGCCTTGGCCCGCCCCCTGGCAGAAGACATCATCGGTGAGCCCTTGTCGCCTTGTGTCGGCACCCGCGGCAAATACTCCGCCAGCTTCGATGGCCTGACATTCATGAACGATGTCGCCTTCGAGCACAAGACGCTCAACAGCACCCTGCGCGGCGTCATGGAGGCCGGCTGCACAGGTGCTGACCTGCCGCTGCAGTATCGCGTGCAGATGGAGCAGCAGGCCATGGTCTCGGGATCCGAACGCATCCTGTTCATGGCCAGCAAATGGACCAGCGAGGGCCTTCCCTTGGAAGCCCTGCACTGCTGGTACGAACCCGACGCCGAGCTGCGGGCCCAGATCATCGCCGGCTGGGAGCAGATCGAGAAGGATGTGGCCGCCTACCAGCCCCAGGCCGCAGAACCCAAGCCTCAGCCCGAGGCCAAGATCCGCGACGCACTGCCGGTGCTGCGCATCGAAGCCCGCGGCGAGATCACCACCAGCACCCTGGATAGCTTCAGGGTCGAGGTCCTGGAGCGCATCAACAGCGTCAACGCGGTGCTGGAGACAGACCAGCAGTTCGCAGACGCCAGCGCCGATGCGAAGTGGCTGCGGGATGTCTCCAGCGCGATGAAGCAGGCCGGCAAGAAGGTGCGTTCCGACATGCAGTCGGTGGATGAAGTGCTCAACGTGCTCGAGCAGCTGGACCTGATCGCCACTCGAAAGGCCATCGACCTGGAAAACCGTGTCAAGTCCGAGAAGGATGTGCGCAAGCAGGTCATCATCCAGGACGCTCAGCAGGCACTGGACGAGCATGTGGCCAGCCTGAACAAGCAGCTTGGCACCTACTGGATGCCTCGGATCGCGGGAGGTTTTGCGGAAACGATCAAGGGTCTGAAGTCATTGGACAGCATGCGGGACAAGGTGGCGGTGGCTCTGACCAATGCCAAGCTGCAGGCGCAGACCACTGCCAACACCCTGATGCTGAACCGCGACTTCCTCCGTGGCGATGGCTCGGGCCAGGACTGGATCACGCTGTTCCCGGACTTCCCAGCAATGGGAGTGAAGGAGCCTGAAGTCTTCAAGGCCATGGCCACCATGCGCATCAACGACTTCAAGCAGGCCGAGGCACAGCGCCTGGAGGCCGAGCGTGCGCGGATTCGCGCAGAAGAGGAAGCCAAAGCCAAGCGCGAAGCCGAAGCGAAAGCTGCGGCCGAAGCCGCTGAACAGGCCCGCCAACTAGAAGCAGATCGCGCTCGTATCCGGGCAGAGGAGCAGCAAAAGGCCCAGACCGATGCTGCCCAGCAGCGCCAGCAGGTACAGCGGCAGGCTCAGGAAGTACAGGCAGAAATCTCGCAAGCAGCGCAGGACGGCGCCCTTGCAGCCCCACTGGCCTCCGACCTGTCAGGCCTTGCCGCCGAGCAGGCGGCAGAAAGCGTGGCCGGCATCGACGCTCAGCAGGCGATCAGCACGGCCATGGCCAGCTCTGCAGTGGCACCGGCTGCTGCTCCTGCAGCTGACGAACCGACCATGACTCTGGGTCAGATCAATACCCGGCTGGAAGCCGAAGGCCTGGGAAAGATCAGCGCAGCCACCCTGGAGCGCCACAGCATCCCCTTTGAGAAGAAGCATGCAGCTGTGCATATCCAGATCACCCAGGTGCGCCGTTTGATGCTCTTGATTTCCATGGGCACGCGCAAGTTTGCCGACGAATTGCAGAGCATCACCGTTTAACCACCTGCCCAGCCAACAACTGGGCATCCACCCCAAGGAGCATCCCCGTGAACAAGTCCGACCTGATCGATCACATCTCCAAGAGCGCCGAAGTATCCAAGCAGGCCGCTGATCGCGCATTGAGTGCAACTCTGGATGGCATCCGCCAAGCGCTCAAGAAAGGCAAAGTCGTCCAGATCATTGGCTTTGGCACCTTCAGCGTGGGCCGTCGTGCTGGCCGCACCGGTCGCAACCCGCGCACCGGCGAGAAGGTGACCATCGCAGCCACCCGCGTGGCGAAGTTCAAGCCCGGCAAGCACCTCAAGGATGCCGTGAGCTGACAAATTCCATAGCAACCCTCGCAAGCCCGCTCTCAACAAGCGGGTTTTTTCATTGAATCTTCTGAGACCTCATCATGAACACCAAATTCAAAGCACCTGCCGCCTTCACTGACAAGCCTTATGTGGCCATCCCCATGGAGCCGGTTGAATCCAACCAGGTCAAAGCCGTCGGCTATGACCCAGAAACGAAGACGCTGGCCGTCACATTCACCCGCGGCCCGGGCAGCATTTACCACTACCCGAACGTGGAGCCCGAGCTGCACGTCAATTTCATGCAGGCTGAATCCAAGGGCACGTTCTTCGGCAAGAACATCAAGGAGCTGCCGTTCGACAAGTTCCCTGCACAGGCTGCCACGGCCCAGGCTTGATCCCTTCCCCCAAATACAAGCTGGCCCGCAGAACGCGGGCCACTTTGCTTCTCAGGAGGGCCCATGGCCTTTGAATTGACTGAACCGACCACGGTGGCTATCACCAACGCCAATCCACGCCGCGAGCTGCATGGCGAAGAAAAGGTGCGCGCCATCGACCTGGCATTTGTCCTCACCGGCGAAAACAAGCTGCTCGACCTGATCGAAAAGGGTCTGAGAGAGCACCACTACTGCAACAAGGCGCTCAAGGAGGGCCAGGAGGCGCTGCCGGGAGTGGATGTTCCGCTGCCGAACCTACGCCACCCCCAGCTACCGCTGACCTATCACTACGGCAAGGGCCAGAAATGGCGCGGCTACCGCTTCATCTGGGACTGGGGCCTGAACGAGGAGCATGTCGACTTCACCGACGCCGTGCTGTCCAACCTGCAGTACGAACTCTCGGAAGGCGGGAGCGTCACTATCAAGGGCACCGTCTCTTACAACGGCGAGGAGCTGGAGAACAACGACCTGTTCGGCGAGCTCTCCGGCCTGGCCGCCGAAGGCGAGATCTCCATCAAGCTGCTGGCCCCTGCCGAACTGGTCCAAGCCAAGAAGGGTTACCGGGCTGGTAAGCCTGATACACCATCTTCAAACGCCAACCCCAATCAGCGTGAGCTCGAAGAAGAAGAAGAAGAAGAAGAAGAAGAAAGAGCTGAGCAAACGCCAGAGCAGGCATTCACTGATGCAGTGACCAGCACCACGACCTGACAACAGAGGCATGAGCACAGGGCGCACTGCGCCTTGTCCTGATCCCCCTGGGCACCTTACAAGTCGTCAACTCGCACTGTGACGGGCCGCCGACCTTGATCGTGTATTTCTGCAGCCACTCTGTGGATCACTTGCCAATATTTTTGGTACGCCGCTATGTGTTGCGCCTTTCCAGGAAGGTCGCCGACCCCGGCAATGCGCGCAAGTGCATCGCCTTGGATGGCAGCTGAGCGAGGTTCCCCATTCACCCTGTATTCGAACACTACTTGGCGCGGGTTCATTTCATACGCCGCTCCGGCATCCATCTCATCCATTTATATCTCCCCGCATAGAACTGCAGGAGTTTATCGATTGCCCGCCCCGCGCGGGCTTTTTTATGAGCACAACGATGATCACCAAAGAAATCAAGCACTTCCACCTCTTCTGTGGTCTCGGCGGCGGTGCCCGAGGCTTCAATCGGGCCAGCCCGCGCGTGGGTAACCTGCAGGCGCGTTTCCGATGCATCGGCGGCATCGACGTTGACGGGGCCAGCATCCGAGACTTCGGGCGCCTGACCGGTGTGCCCGGCACCGTGCTGGATTTGTTCGACCGCGAGCAGTACCGCACATTCCACGGCAGCGAACCACCAGCAGACTGGCGCGAGGCAACGGCCGCCGACATCCAGCACGCAGCCGGCGGTGAGCGACCGCACATCGTGTTCCTGTCGGCCCCTTGCAAGGGCTTCAGTGGCCTGTTGTCCGAGGGCAAGAGCAAGACCGACAAGTACCAGGCACTGAACCGCCTGACTCTGCGCGGGGTGTTCCTGATGCTGGAGGCCTGGCACGACGATCCGCCAGAGCTGATCATCTTCGAGAACGTGCCACGTATTGCGACACGCGGCCGGCACCTGCTGGACCAGATCATGGGCCTGCTGCGCTCATACGGTTACGCCGTGGCTGAGACCACCCACGACTGCGGCGAGATCGGCGGTCTAGCCCAAAGCCGCAAGCGCTTTCTGCTGGTGGCCCGTCACATCGAGAAGGTCCCGCCGTTCCTGTACCAGCCTGATGCGAAGCCGCTGCGCGCCGTGGGCGACGTGCTGGGTCGCATGCTGCTGCCGGGCGACCTGCGCGCCGGTCCCATGCACCGTGTGCCGAGCCTGCAGTGGAAGACCTGGGTTCGACTGGCATTCGTTGAGGCCGGCTCCGATTGGCGTAGCCTGAACCGTCTGGCGATCGAGGACGGCCAGCTGCGGGACTATCTGATCGTTCCCGAGATGCATGCTGGTGTCCTGGGAGTTCAGGATTGGGGGCGAACCAGCACCACCATCACCGGCAAAGGGCGGCCCGCCTGCGGCAACTTCGCCGTGGCGGATCCTCGCTTTGAGCAGTCAGCACTGTGGAAAGATGGCCAGGCCTACGGCGTGCGCCGTTGGAATGGCAGCACTGGAACGGTAGCCGGCCAGCAAGGCCCTGGCCAGGGAGCCTACAGCGTGGCAGACCCGCGCCATCACGGCCCAGCTAAGCACAGCAACGAATTCCGGATCGTGCGCTGGGACCGGGCATCCATGGCTGTCACCAGTGCCCACGGCACTGGTCAGGCTGTAGCGGATCCTCGACGCGAAGGGCCCAGTTTCGGCAAGTACGCCGTGACGCACTTCCAGAAGGCAGCCGGCACGGTGATCAGTGGCAGCACGACTGGCCAGGGCGCTTTTGCCGTTGCCGACCCTCGGCCGGGCATGCGCCGTGAAGCCGGAGACCACTATCTGACCGGCGGCCACTACGGGGTCGTGCCTTGGGATTCCTCGGCCGGCGCGGTCAGCGCAGCTGCCTGCCACGACAACGGGCGCTGGACAGTAGCCGACCCTCGCGCCATGCCAGCGCCAGCCGAAAAGCTGATCTGCCGGATCGTGGCTGAGGATGGAACTTGGCACCGGCCCTTCACCACACTGGAGCTGGCAGCCCTGCAGAGCCTGGTCGACCTAGAAGAGATGCTAGAACTCGACGGCTTGAGTGATCAAGCCTGGCGCGAGCGGATCGGCAATGCAGTGCCCAGCGCCGCCGGCGAAGCCATTGCCCACGTCATGGGCGAGACGCTGCTGCTGGCCTGGGCGGGCGAGACCTTTCTGCTCTCGGCACAGCCGATCTGGGTCAGGCCCATGGCCATCGCACTGACTATGCCAGGGGCTGCCCAGTGACCACCGCCGCCTTCAGCGCCCAGGCGCCACACATCCGGGCCGCCCTGGCCCAGGTGAAGCGCACCTATTGCGCCCCGCCCTCCTTCGCACCGGCAGAGAAAGTGACCGGGCACATCGAATGCCCGCGCTGTAAAAGCCGGCTGAATTTCACAGTCCTGACCAGCGGCGCGACCTCCGGCCGCTGCACATCTGGATCCTGCATTTCATGGAGCATGCAATGAAGCACCCCGAAACTTGCGAAATTTCGCAAACTGCTGCCAGCGGCAAAGTGGACGAACTGGCCATACTCCCGCTCCAGCTAGTCCACTTTCTCCGTAAAGCAGCACTGGGCAACAATCGCGCTGATCTCGCACTGGACTAGCCGCCTCCCCATCAAACACCAAGCCCCGCTCTTGCGGGGCTTTTTCATGGAGACTCACATGAACAATCCATGGCCATACCTCACCGATGCGGAGATCAACGAGATCTGCTCTCCTCTGAAAAATGGGGCCGCGCAGATCCGCTTTCTTTAGCGCCTGGGCATGGTGGTGAAGCCAAAGCCAAGCGGTCGCCCTCTTGTCGCGCGTACCGAGTTCGACAGAGTCATGACCGGCAGCAATGCTGTGGCCACAGACCATAGCACGAGCGCAGCCTCATCCACACCTAACGTGATCGGGCTGCAATCCTTCTTCAAACAGAGAAAACATGGGACGAGCACGTAAAGATGGAGACCCTATGGGTCTCGCTGGCACTCGCCTTTCCTTCAAACACAACGCCTTCTACTACCGCCACAGGGACGGCCGGTGGGAGCGTATGGGCACCGATGTCCGTGCCGCAAAGGAGCGAGCTGCCATCTACAACAGCCCGGCAGACAACTATGGCACCACCGCGTACTGGCTGGACCAGTTCTTGGTGGACTGCCAACAACGGGTGTCCATTAAAGACCTCGCGCCGCGGACTCTCTCCGACTACACCAAAGACTCCGAACCGCTCAAAGTCTTCTTTGGGGCCATGCTCCCTGAGCACATTGAGCCACACCATGTCCAAGCCTATCTGGACGCCGGCTCTGCGGCTGAGCGTGGAGTGCGCGCCAATCGGGAAAAGGCATGTCTGAGCTCGTGCCTGTCCTGGCTGATCCGCACAAACAAATGCCCCGGCCTCAAGATCAACCCGTGTATGCAAAAAAGCGGCACGCGCGAGAACGCGGAGAAAAAGCGCGATCGGTATGTCACCCATCAGGAGTATCAGGAGGTCTATGCCTTGGCCTGGCCCCAGGTGCGCGTGCTGATGGAGCTGACCTACCGCACGCTACAGCGGCCCGAGAGCGACATCATCTACTGGACGCCGAAAGTCCTCGCACGCGATCCACACACAGGGAATCGCATCATCACCTTCGAGCAGGGAAAGACGGGCACAAGGCTGAAGATTGCGATGACCGAGGGCTTGGAGAAACTGATCAACCGTGCCGTGGGCACGAATCCACATATGGACCAGCCGCTAGTGCACACCCGAGCGGGCACAGGGTACACCTACGGTGGGATCAACTCCATGCTCGGCAAGGCCATCAGGACCGCAAACGAGATCAGGGCAACCAAGAATATCCCGCCCATGGCCTCCTTCGGCTTCCGCGACCTCAAGGGCAAAGGTGCCACCGATATGTGGCTGGCTGGGACGCCCATCGAGCAGATCCAGCTGCTCTGCGGTCACTCCGACAAGGCAACAACGGAGCGTTACATCAAGGCCCGATGGCGGGCGACTGCTCAGCCCAACGAGACAGCCGTGATGACTGTATGACCACTGTACGGAATCACTGGATATGAGACCCGTCACATAAGTGGTCACATAAAACAGAAAAGCCGCTACAACTTTAATAGCTGTAGCGGCTTTTGTATTTTGGTGGGTCCTGCGAGATTCGAACTCGCGACCAACGGATTAAAAGTCCGCTGCACGATTGAGCGCCCATGCGGGTTTAAGCCGTTTCGTGGGAATATTTAGCTAATCTAGGCTCTATCTCCGAAGCGCCTTTCGAAGCGAAATTCCCACGCATTCTTCCCATGTTCTGATGCTCACAGCTACCCTACTCTGCCTCGTCGTCGGAATATCAGACGGCGACACCCTCACTGCGCGATGCGATGAGTCTGGGCAATACGAACAGGCAAGGTGAGGCTGCAGGGCATCGACGCCCCTGAGCGCAAGCAGCCATTCGGGGAGCGCGCCCGGCAGACACTGGCCGAGCTGACATTTCAGAAAAAGGCCGAGCTGCGTTGCACCAAGACAGACCGGTACAAGCGACAGGTCTGCACCATGTGGGTTGCTCCTGCTTCAGCTCCAACCGGGCCGCGCACACTCGATGCAGGCTTGGCCATGATCACGCAAGGCATGGCCTGGTGGTCCGCAGGCAGTTAGGGTGAGGCTTGTGCATGCGGCTCATCAAGGGATGGGTCAGCATTGAGGGTAAGCACGGCGCAGCACTCCCCCAAGGGTAGCTTTGGGCCAGCTGAACAGCGCTTGAGAACTCAAATACCGTGTCATAGCGTCAACCGCCTTGGACTGGCGCTGATTGCTCGCGCGTCTTCCAAAGCGAAACCAGCACACCGCCAGCGATCAGTGAAAACGTCACACTCAACGAGATGATGGCGGGAATCTTGCCGATGATGCCCACCAGGAAGATCTTGCTACCGATGAATACTAGCACCAAGGCCAGGGCAAACTTCAGATACTTGAACCGGTGGATCATTGCGGCAAGCGCAAAGTACAACGCTCGCAAACCTAATATGGCGAAGATATTGCTGGTGTAGACGATGAAGGGATCGGTCGTGATCGCAAAGATCGCCGGCACCGAGTCAACGGCGAAAATCAGATCAACGAACTCCACCAACACCAGCGCCAGAAGCAGTGGGGTCGCAAAAAGCGCGACCTTGCCGGTTTTCGCATCATGCTCGCGAACAAGGAAGGCATTGCCGCGCAATCCGTCCGTGACGCGCATGTGACGCTTAAGCAGCTTCAGCAGCGGGTTGTTCGCGATGTCTGGAACATGGTCGGCAATGATCCACATCTTGATGCCAGTGAAGATCAAAAATGCACCGAACAGATACAACAGCCAACTGAACTGGCTCACGAGCGTGGCACCCAGCGCAATCATGATCGCACGCAGCACTATCACACCCAAAATGCCCCAGAACAGCACTCGATGCTGATACTGACGCGGTATGGAAAAAAAAGTAAAGATCAAGGCAATGACGAACACGTTGTCCATCGACAGCGACTTCTCGATCATGAAGCCGGTGTAATAGTCCATTCCACTTTGCGCGCCGAGGTACCACCACAGCCATGCTCCAAAGAGCACTGCAGCGCCAATATAGCCCGCTGACAGCAGCAGGCTCTCACGCACGCCGATCTCGCTATCGTCCTTGTGCAAAACACCCAGGTCGAAAGCCAGCAGTGCAATCACGATAGCAACGAAAGCCAACCAGATCCAAGCTGGCTTGCCCATGAAGTCGGATGCAAGAAAAAGATTGATGGATTCCATTTTGTGCCTTCCGCAAAAAGGTGACAACGGCTCTCAGCCAAAGCCTGTAAATAAGCGTCACGTCGGCATAGGACGCATATACGAGTTGCGGCCAAGAAGGCACAAGAAGATGGGCAGCAGATAAACAAAAAAGTCTATCGCCAAGACAGTCATCGAGCAAAGCTCAGCGAAATCAAAGACAAAGAACCAGCTAATGGCATGGAGCATAGTGATTCAATCAGGCAAAGGTTTATGAGCCGCTCAAGAGTCTACAGATCGACCAGCGTCTGATAAAGCAGCCTTTTGCTTATCAGGAATTCGGTTTTTCCGAAGTGCCGTATATTTTTGCTGAACTCTCGCCATCTCCACTAATCCTAGCTCTTCGGAAAAAAGACGGCGTTGCCAGAGCGGCGCAGCGGCTGGACGTGGCAGTAGGGGCAATTAGTGCTCAGGTGCTCGAGCTTGAGAGCGCTATTCCATCAGGAACCAACGGCCTGGTTTGAGACAATCGCGCCATGACCGATGAATCCCCGATCCACACAGTCCACAAGCGCGTTTGCCACACATTCCTCCGGCACTGGAAGGCCCACAACAACGCCTACCCAAAGCTGATCAAGATGACGCCGGAAGAACTGCGGCAGTTCAACATCGTCAATTCGTTCGGCAAGCCCAACGAGCTGTGGGGCGTCCCAATAGAAATCGACCCCAACACCACGGGCGTGATGATTGCGGTCGATGGGACGGAAATGCCTTTGGTTGAAGGCTACTAAAGCGGCCACTAGCTATAGCTTCACGGTACACATAAAAAAATTTGCACTGGGTGCATCCAAACATCGATCTCGTGGGTAGTACCTGCAGCAACACCAAAAATGTGCTGCTTCAGTGAATCCTTCCAACCGATCTATTTGGAGAATCTCAATGTCGACCACTCGCTTCGCATCCCGCCTCGCTGCTATCGCCACCGTCGTTTCTACCGGCGCTTTGCTCGCAGCCTGCGGCTCGATGAAGGCCCCGAGCAGCACTTTCTCGCAGGCTTCACTGCCAGCGCCCATCCAGGTCCCTTCTGGTCACAAGGTCGCCTGGGAAACGGTAGGCAGTGGAGACATCACCTACGAATGCCGCGACAAGGCCAACGCCCCTGGCCAAACCGAATGGGTCTTCGTTGGTCCCGATGCTGTGCTGAAGGACCGCTCCGGCAAGACGGTGGGCCGCTACTATGGCCCTCCCGCTACCTGGGAAGCCAATGATGGCTCCAAGCTCACGGCCACACAACTTGCCGTAGCTCCATCTGGTCCTGGCAGCCTCCCCTATCAGTTGGTAAAGGCCAATCCCGCCATGGGTGCTGGCGCACTGGTGGACGTCAGCTACATCCAGCGTGTGGCACTGCAAGGGGGCGTGGCACCGGCCGACAAACCCTGCACTCCTACCACCAAAGGCCAAAAGACCATGGTCAAGTACCAAGCTGACTACATCTTCTGGAAACCAACGATGTAAGGTTTTGCAACAGCATGACTAGAATGGTCGAAGGAACCTTCTCTCTTTCCTTCTTCCATTCTATTTGTGCCGCCTGCTGACGCTCTCCAAGACGACGCTTTCGACCACGACGCTGCGCTACAAGCTTGTGCGCGAGGCGATCGAGGGGCCTTGCACAACATCTATGAGCGCGAAGCGCGCTATCTGCTCGGTGTGGCTCTCAGAATTGTTCGTGATCGTGCCGCTGCAGAGGATGTTCTGCACGATGCTTTTGTGTCCATCTGGGAGCGCGCATCGAGCTTCGATGCCGGCCGTGGTGCCGGGCGAGGCTGGATCTACAGCATCGTCAGGCATGCGGCCCTCAATCGGGTGCGGAACAATGCCCGCGAGACGCTGCTGGATGAACCCGCCACGGCGCACCTAGATGCCCAGGCTTCTTTTGCGGCCTGGCAGGAAAGTGGCGATGAGTTGACGCGACAAGCAGCGATTGGCCGTCTTGGGCATTGCCTTGACGGCTTGGAGCCTGCGCGCCGAGCCTGCTTGTTGCACGCGTATGTTGACGGCTGCTCACACAGCGAAATTGCCGAGAGGGTGCAAGCCCCTCTGGGTACTGTAAAAGCTTGGATCCAGCGCGGACTGCGCGCACTACGGGAATGCATGCAATGAGCGGGGATGCCCAACAATCACAGCCTCCAGACGACCTGTACACCCAGGCCGGGGAGTATGTATTGGGCACGCTCGATGCAGGCAAGCGTCGATCCATTGAAGCGCGCATGCCTTACGAGCCCGCTCTGCGCAAAGCCGTTCAAGAGTGGGAGCAGCGACTGCTGCCGCTAACCGCGCTTGCCGAGCCTGTCGATCCAGGCGCCAGCCTGTGGCGGCGCATCGCCGCAAGCATCACTCCCAAGACTCAACGCCCTGCCGTTCCTTCCAACGTACGCTGGTGGCAACTGGACAGCCTTACGCTATGGCGCAGCCTTACGGGTGCTGGATTCGCTGCAGCTGCAGTGCTGGCCGCTGTTCTTGTGGTGCGTGAAGCATCTCCCCCGGCAGCGCCGCGCTATTTCGTCGTGTTGGCCGCCCCCCAGAGTCAGTCGCCTGGCTGGTTGGTGCAAGCACAGGTTGAAGGAAGGCTGCAACTGGTTCCGTTGGGCACCGATAAGGTTCCTGCCGAGAAATCCCTGCAGTTCTGGACCAAGGCTGACGGCTGGAGCGCGCCGGTATCGCTGGGTCTTGTCACGCCAGGTCAGTCTCTAGAAATCCCGGTGGACAAGCTACCTGCACTGCAGCCCAATCAGCTGTTCGAGCTGACCCTGGAGCCCTACGGCGGATCACCGATTGGGCGCCCAACAGGCCCCATCCAATTCATTGGCAGGGCCGTCCAGATCTAACACTTCTGCTGGAATGAACTTGTCAGCTGCTTCGATGACTTCAAAGCCGATATTGGCAGCGGCTAGGGGTGACCTTGCAACATGACCAAGTTAAAGCTCATCACAAAAATGCAATAAATAGCGAAATTCAATGAATCCAGTTTGAGATTGGCTGCGTATTCCTTTCAGCCGGCATTTTTCGGCTTGTAAATCAAGGAGCGTCCATGTTCTCGATTCAATCTGCGCGCAAGTTGGCCTCGTTCAGCCTGGCTATCTCGATGACTGCTGTATCCGTCGCAGCAATGGCTGATGTGATGGTTGGCGGAGCCCCCATGCTGCCCTCAAAAGACATCATCGACAACGCAGTCAACTCCAAGGATCACACTACTCTGGTAGCCGCTGTAAAAGCTGCTGGCCTCGTCGACACGCTCAAAGGCCCCGGTCCATTTACCGTCTTTGCCCCGACCAATGCCGCTTTTGATGCTCTGCCCGCCGGCACCGTCGATACGCTGCTGAAACCAGAAAACAAAGACACGCTGACAAACATCCTCACCTACCACGTTGTCCCGGGCAAGTGGGACGCCGCGGCATTGAGCAAGATGATCAAAGACGGCAAAGGAAAGGCCATGATCAAGACAGTCAGTGGCGGCACCCTAACGGCTAAGGCTAGCGGCAAAAAAATCATGCTGACCGATGAAAAGGGCGGCACCGCCTCAGTGACCATTCCCAATGTGTACCAGTCCAATGGCGTGATTCACGTCATTGACAAGGTATTGCTACCTAAATAAATGCCCGCCCGCGGCTCGAGGTTTTGATTGAGCCTCGAGCCGCGTACATGCGAAGCGCCATCGGGGTCGATCGCAACACAACACCACGGGCGTGATGATTGCGGTCGATGGGACGGAAATGCCTTTGGTCGAGGGCTACTGACAGACCGCGGCTGCCCCTCTGCTACATTCCTTCACATAGGAGGAATGAGAAAGATGAGAGCTTTTCAGATTGCCGCGGCCGCCTTGGGTATTTCCGTTCTAGCTGCCTGCGCGGCCGTGCCTTCAGTTCGTCAAGCTGACCTTGATAGCTGGAAAGGCATGCCAGTGGAAGCCCTGGACACTCACTCCATCTTTGCGACGATGCGTATGACTACGCGGACGACTTCTTCAGGTGTTGAAGTCCGTAACTATGCCAATGAACAAAAGGGAACCTACTGCAGCGGGAGTGCGTTCAATGCCAGTTGCGTGGACAGCGGTGTGGTCTGCAACAACCTTTTCTACATCAAAAATGGAATGGTCATTGAGTACGCGCCGACTGGTCAATGCATGACAAATGACTCGGTGCGACCTGAGCGCCGCTACCTGAGCTTGACAAAGCAATAGGCGCTAGTGGGCAAGCGCGGCCACGAATTTATTGCTTGAACGCTTGCCTGGGCTTCCCTTGTTCGTGCCCGACCCCACTTTTGCGGCAATGTTGTCGACCTGCTTGGAAAGCTCTTGCACGGCGGCCATCACCAAGCCGTTTGCGCTCACGAGATCGATTTTCTCCCCACCCGGTGCCACCGCCTCCCCTGCGTTCTTTTGCAGATCCTGGGCCATGGGACCAATATGGCTCTTCCCTCCATCAGCGGCGTGAGAGTCCTCTCTGTAACGCCAGCTTGATACAGGTGTCTTGCGAACGGCTTGCAGCGCATCCTCTGTAGAGGTCTGCTGAATATCCTCTTTCTGGTTCTTATCAGACACCACTGCGGCTGCAGCTGCAGGCTTTGCCATCCACGCGGCCCCAATCATCCCAGCAGCGCTACCCAGCCCCCCAAAGATCGAATTACTCGAAGAATTCGCGGCAACTTGATTCTGAGTGATCTGGTTATAGGTATTCGCAGCCCCGGCCAGGCCGGCCTGGGCGCCTGCATACCCTGAATTCAGAATCCCCTGTCCACTTGCAGCGGCTCCCAGGGCCGAATTGGCGCTCCCCACTGCACCCGCGCCCAGCTGCGAGGCTATAGAGGCATTCGTACCCTGCGCGCTGGCAATATTGCGCCCCAAGTTTGCCGCGTCCATACGGCGGGCATAGCCCTGTTGCTCCACGGTTTTCATGGCGGCATTCGCCGCGCCGGCCTTGGCTTTGGCCGCGCCAATGTCCAAAGCTCCGGCCATGGCCATCACCTTGCCGCTGGCGGGGTTCACACCCGAGCGCTCCATGGCGCGCATCGTGGCTCCGCGCTGGGCCGCGATACTGGTTTCCACATCGGCGCTCGCGCTGGCCGCCTCGGCTGCGCGGCGCTCCGGAGTGTCATAGGCTTGGGCATCGGCCACCAGCTTCTGCTCGAGCGGGCGATAGGTGCTGGTGTAGTCCTCGTAGCCTGCCTCGGCCACCTTGTTCTGCAGGTTCTGGGCTTCCAGTTGCGAACGGGATACCTGGTCGGCAATCGCCGTGGCCGTTGCGCGCTCATCAGCCGTCTCGCCGTAGATCTGCTTGGCCCAGTCCAATTGTTCCCTGGACAGCTGCGCCTGCATCAGGGCGGCCGCGTTGGCCCCGGAGTTATCAACCTTGGTGCTCTTTCCCATCGCTCAGTCCTTTCCGGCGCACTGCGCCCGCTCCTGGCCGCAGCCAATTCGTTTCGAGAATCCCGTGTGAGTGATCTGTCCGCCCACAAACCGCGCCAGGCGCCCGGCATTGTTGGCCTCGCGCGAATGGCAGCTCATCTGCACGCGCCCCAGGTGCTCCAGCACCCGCTCGGCATAGCGCCACAGGTGCACCACCACCATTCCACCGCGAGCGCCCTGCTCCATAAACAGCATGTCGTCACAGGCCACAGGCTCACCCGTATTCAGGTCCTGATACAGGTTCAGCCATACGCTGCCCAGCAGTTGGCCGTCGCGGCGCACGGTCAGGATCAGCAGCTGTCCGGAGCGCTCAATCTGGCGCAGCTCATCCCACTGCACATTGGCCGGCACGCCATGGGGCAAGGTTTCCTCGAGGAACCGCAGGCGCTGCGCGGCCAGCTCGCCGGCGGCCGGATCCGGCCCTAGCTGCTCGGCCTGGAACACCAGGTCGCCGCGCCGCTCCACGGCCACCGCGCCCACGGCCAGGTCCGGCAGGCACTCGGCCACCACCTCGCGCGCCACCTCGATGGTCAAGGGCTGTCCGATCCTCTTGGCCAGGGCCACAGCAAGCAATCCACGCATTGGTTCTCCAGCGCCAGCAAATCCGGCAGGGCACATGAAACGACGGCCCCGCCCAAGATTCAAGGGGGTATCAGGAGACGGGCTTTGCCTCCACATCCGTCACGCCGGCGGCATCGGCTGGCTCTGCCGGCACAGCTGCGGCCGCCGCTGCCTTTTCGCGCTCGGATGCTTGGCCAGCCGCATATGCTTCCTGGGCGATGCTGTTCATCAGCTGCTGAATCGTGCCCACGATGCCTGCCGAGAGTTCGGCAGTCAGCTTGTTGCCGATGTTGCTCTGCAGGACTTCATTCAAGCGGGGGTTGATGGCGTCTACTGTCATGGTGGTTCCTCAGTTTGGTGATGGGTTGCTCAGGCTTCGACGGGCTCGTCTTGCTCTGGTGTTGGTTCAGGCGCGGGCGCGGGTCCGGCCCAGCTGATGGCCGCCACGGCCTGGGCATCCTCTGCAGCCTGGATCTCTGCATAGAGGGAGCGGCTGCGCTGGTGAATGCCATTCACATGAGCCAGCAGGGCAAAGCCCACGTTGATCATTGCGTCGGCATCGAGCTCCACAGTGCGGTTGTCCGCAAGAGTCCAATTGATGGCATAGGGCTGGCCGGCATCCCGCGCGATCTTGGCCGCCATGGACGCGCCTACGATGCGGGCGCGGCTCTCTGCATCGCTGTCAAAGTGGCCTACATTGGCCACCTCGAAACCGCCGCACTCCAGCTGGTCGCGGATGGCCTTGATTTCTGCCCACTTGACGGCCTTGGCCATGTCCAGCGTCGTGACAACCTCTTCCGGTGCGAAAGTGCCGCCGGAGAAATCACCTTGCGCATCGATCAGGGCGCGCTCCAGACTGCCAAAGGGATCGGCTGGGTCATAAGCGGTGACGGGAAGCGCCGGGTACAACTGCCACAGCAGATTGGTACCGGCACGAGCATCGGCCAGCGTCGGATAGAGATGCACCTGCACCTCCAGGCCAGCCGGCGCGGAAAGGTCCGTGCCAGGAATATGGCGCTGCAGCTTGGCCAGCTCGACCTGGGCAGCGCCCGCGATACCGTTGCCAGTGGAAATGGTTTTGATGATGGGCATTACAGGTTCTCCTTTAGGACGGGCTTACCGTCAACGATGATGTGAGTGGTGTCAGTTACGTCCAACCCGACGGGGATGCAGACCACGCCAGCCGGCGTGAGCTCTGCGACGAGGGATTCAGGGCATTCGAGCATCTGAAAAATTGCGGTTTCGCCGGCACGGTGCATTGCGTAGCGCATCTGAGTTACCTCTTGGAAACGATTACGGAAATGGAGCGGGCGGTTACCGTCGATGCAGGCGACGTGTTGTTGTTGGACACATAGAGACGCACACGGCGACTCAGCCCGTTACCCGAGAACGTGAAGCTGAAAGACTTCATGCCGCCTGTGTTCATCGGGAACTGGAATTGCGTGCCACCATCCACCTGGATTTGCAGACCGCCTGCGCTGCCTGCCCCCACGTCTGCGTGAAAACTGACGATGTAGGTCGCATTGCCGTCAGCCGCTGGTGCCGTCACGCCGAGAATTTCTCCGTTAACGGGCCCAACTAGATCCCCTGCCGTAACCCCAACTGCGACCGTCGCAATGTTGTAGTCAAGGTTCTCCATGGAAATGACACGCTGCGCGGTGAGGACGCCACTGAAGGTGCCCGACGCGCCGGAGAGTGCGCCACTGAAGGTGCCTGATGCGCCGGAGAGGTTGCCGGAGAAGGTCGCATTCCCGTTGACGATAGAGAATCCAGGGGCATAGATATTTCCGCTGCTCTGGATCTCGACATACCGGCCGTTATTGGCATTGCCCAGCAGGATGCCGTTCGGCCCAATGTGAAACCCGTTCTGACCAGCTGGCGGCCACGCATAGCCCCAGAAGCCGCCTGAGTTCAAGCCGTTGCCGTTGATGGCGATGCCGCCAATGGTTCCAGCGCTCGAATAGATAGTCCCGCGCACTATCACCCCGGAAAACTCAGCCTGGCCGTTCGCGTTGATGCTCCAGCCCTGCGAGCCCGAGATGTAGTTCGATGAGTTGATATAAGAGCCCACCGATAGCGCGCCAGCCGTGATTTTCGCGGCGCTCAGGCTTGCGATTTTGGCGTTATCGATAGTCGCATTGGCGATCATCGCATTGACAATCGCGCCATCCTGGATGGCGGCAGAACCGACTGCGATGGCACCAGCGGCAATCTTGGAGGCAACAATCGCGCCGTCGACGATTAGGTCAGCATCCTGCTTCAGCCACATGCGAGGGCGGCCAATGAACAGGCCTGCCACGGCGGCACTGGTGAATGCAGCCAGGCATCGGAATCTCACAAAGCTTGTGATAGCCGAGGCCGTGTAGTCCACGGTCAGAGTAACTGTCGATGCTGCTGCAGCAGGAGTTGTGCGGTAGTCAGTGCTGTACGTCCCTCCACTTGTAGTGCCTGTCGAGGCGTTAGAGGCGAATCCCTGCACGTTTAGCTGAAACCGACCATTCCAACCTGCAGCGATATAAACCTGGATACTGAGACGGTAAGTCCGACCAGGCTCCACGCTGCAGAAGTAGGCTCCGTTACGCTGATAGACCTCGAAGTTCGAAGTTGCCCCGGCAACGCTGGCGATTACCGGTGTGCAATTCAATGCTGCGACTGCAGCTGCATCGGTAGACACCGCTGCGTTTGCTGTCAGCCAGTAGGTCAAGTCCTTGAACTCCGTATCCAGCAGCATATTGCTCTGGTCGGAGATCACAAGCTTGCTGGCCAGGATCGCGTTTGCTGCAATCTGGTCAGCATTCACCGCGCCAGTGGCGATCTTTGCAGCCGTGATCGAATTGGCCGCGATTTCGTTGGCCGTCACTGCGTTCGCCGCGATCTTGCCTGCTGTAATCGCCCCAGTTGCGACCTTTGTCGCCGTAATTGCTCCGTCGACGATCAACGATCCGGCCGCTGCCTCGGCAAAGCGCATCTTGCCGACATACACATAACTCGCGGTGCTGGACTCGTGAATGAAAACCTTGACCATCGCGCGAGAAGCTGCGGCGTTGGTGCGGAATGTGATTTCGTTTGCAAACCACTGCGCGCTCGGCAGCGACTTATCAAGGTCATACGACACAGACACGTCTGCGGTCGACAATGTTTCCACTCGGATCTTCACGTCCACCTGAGCGGGGGCATAGATATTGACCCGAAGCACGTAGTCGGTATTGGGCGTAACGCCAAACATCGAAGACGCTCCGCCGTCGTAGCCCGAGCCGCTATTGACACGGTTCACCCGCAGAACTGTCTTGCTAACCGTGCCCGCAAGCGCATTTGTCTCGCCAAGCCGGAATTCCACAGTGCCGCCGCTATCTCCCCGCCACATGGAGAGGTCTTGGTATTCGGCATCTGGCACCATCGTGGACGGGTCAGACACCACCAGTTTTGAAGTCAGTACAGCCCCGGCAGCGATCTCTGCAGCGGTCACGGCACCCGCTGCGATAGTTGCCGTCGTGACGGCGTTGGCTGCGATGGTGCCTGCAGTGATCGCGTTTGCGGCAACCTTCCCAGCTGTCACCGCATTCGCGGCAAGCTGCAGAGCAGTCACCGAATTTGCTGCCAGCTCAGTGGCGGTGATCGAACCTGCAGCAATCTTGCCTGCAGTCACGGCGCCAGCAGCGAGCTCGGTCGCAGAAATCGCGCCTGCGGCGATCTGGCCGGCTGTGATGGTTTTCGCCGCGATCTTGATGGCTGTCACAGCACCATCGACGATCAGCTCTCCAGTCGCCATTTCCTGCATCACAATCGACGCTACTTCGTAGACAGTTCCTACGCTGTTGATAGCATTCAGCTGGAAGCCTGCGAAGTTGCGGCCTGCTGCAATCGTCCGGGAATACGTGGCGGTCAGCCAAGTGCCGTTCTCTTCCGTGCCATTCAGGTTGATGATCGGGTTCCACGAGTTCGTCAAACCATCAGAGAGTTCCAGGTCGCGCACTCGCAACGTACCGGCAGTACCGGAAACCACGCGCCACACGACGGTAAATTTGTACGTTACCCCTGGCTGCACCCTACGCATAGTCTTGGTGTTGCCAGTGCAAGGCCAATCGACGTTGGACGTACTTTGGTCAGTGCCTGTTGGGGTGATGCGCATCGCATTGATCGCCGTCCCTTCTGGCCCTGTAACCTGCACAATTGCGATGTGCGTTCCAGCTCCCCAACCAAGACCCCCGTTATCGAACGTAGGCTCTGCCAGCAAGTTCGTAGCGTTGCCTATCACCAGCTTATCGGTAGTGATAGCCTTGGCCGCGATTTCCGTCGCAGTCACAGCCCCAGCTGCAATCGTCGCAGTAGTCACAGCATTTGCAGCGATAGTGCCTGCTGTAATAGCGTTCGCTGCAACCTTGCCAGCAACCACTGCGTTAGCTGCAAGCTGGGTCGCCGTCACCGAGTTCGCGGCAAGTTCCGTGGCAGTGATCGACCCTGCTGCGATCTTGCCGGCTGTCACCGATCCAGCGCCTAGTTCGGCAGCGGTTATAGTGCCTGCAGCAATCTGCGCGGCCGTGATGGTCTTCGCTGCGATCTTATTGGCCGTGATGGCTCCGTCCACGATCAGTTCGCCGCGGGCAGCCATACGGGCAAACAAACCCGCGAAAAGAATATCGACCGATGTCGCGCCACGATCAACGTAGATACGCACGTCGGCAGCCACCGCGCCCGGAGGTGCAATGACCTGTAGCGAGGGCGCATACACTGGGTCGGTAATGACGGTCACCGTGCCTACAAAGATACTTACGTAGTCAGAAGATCCGACGATGACAGGAGCGCTATTTGCGTCGTAGAAGTGGACCCGATACCAGTATCGGTAAGTGGCCGTCGCACTCGCTGGCTTGGACTGAATGCCAAAGGTATATTCCCGACCTGCCTCCACAGCGAAGCGCTTGCTCACCATCGGAGAGCTGTAATTGACCTGCCCTGCGACATAGGTATGCCGCACCGCATTTTGCGAGCGCATATCCGCAGGCGAGCGTTCGATACTCCAACCGGCAGCGGTAGATGTCCAAGCCGCTGGATCGTTAAAGTCCTGATCAGGGATCAGGTTCGTTGTGTCAGAGATAGCGAGCTTGGAAGCTGTTATCGCGTTTGCCGCAACTTCAGCAGCGGTAACCGCGCCAGCAGCAATCTTGGCGGTGGTCACAGCGTTCGCAGCGATCTCATTGGCTGTCACCGCATTGGCCGCAATCTTCCCTGCTGTGACTGCGCCAGCAGCAATTTCCGTGGCGGTCACTGCATTGGCCGCGATCTTGCCCGCCGTCACAGCCCCGGCAGCGATTTGGCTGGCAGACACCGCTCCCGCTGCGATCTTTGGCGTGCTGATCGCCCCGTCCGTGATCTGCGTGCCTGTAATCTGGCCCGTGAGCTTGGCAGCGCTAATGGCTGCCAACTGGGCGTCCGTCAGTTGGCCCGTCACATCGGCAGCCGCAGTGGCCGCCGTGTAGGCAGTACCGCTCCAGCGATACAGCTTGCCGCCAAACACGATGGTGCTGGTGGTCTTGACCGTGGGTAGCGTTGCCCCCGAAACGATGCCCACGGGCTCGATGCCGGACGCAAATTTTGTAGCATCTACCGCAGATGCAGCAATCTTGTCGGCCGTCACAGCATTGCTGGCCAACTTGCCTGCATCCACCGCGCCGGCGGCGATCTTTGCCACGGTCACCGCGTTATCGGCCAACTGCGCAGAGCTGATCTGCCCCGTGATATCCGTTGTCGGGACTGCTGCCGAGTAGGCGGTACCGTTCCAGCGATACAGCTTGCCCTGCCAAGTAATCACGGTCGTGGACTTCACCGTCGGCAGCGTGCTGGCCGTGCTGTTGGTTACTGGCTCAATGCCAGAGGCAAACTTCGTCGCGTCTACCGCCGCAGCCGCGATCTTGTCGGCAGTTACCGCGCCCGCTGCCAGCTTGCCCGCTTCGACCGCGCCGGCCGCGATCTTGCTCACGGTCACCGCGTTGTCGGCCAGCTTGGCCGCGTCGATCTGCCCAGACAGGTCCACAACTGCCACCTCGGCCGTGTACTTGGCGCCATCCCAGCGATACAGCTTGCCCTGCCAGGTGATCACCGTGGTGGACTTCACCGTCGGCAGGCTGGCCGCAGCGCTGTTCGTCACGGGCTCTATGCCCGAAGCAAACTTGGTCGCATCCACCGCGCCGGCCGCGATCTGGCTGGCAATGATGGTGCCCGTCAGGTCCACGGTCGGCACGGCCGCCGTGTACTTGCCGCCGTCCCAGCGGTACAGCTTGCCCTGCCAGACAATGGTGCTGGTGCTCTTGACCGTGGGCAGCGTGCCCGCCGTGCTCACCGATACCGGCTCGATGCCCGCCGCGAACTTGGTCGCATCCACGGCCTGGGCCGCGAGCTTGGAGGCGCTCACAGAGCCGTTGGCTAGGTTGCCGGCCTCCACAATCAGCGGCCCCAGGTCGTTGTTGCCAATCTTGCCCGTCTGCACATCCAGGCCATTGGTGCCGCCGGCGGGCGATACCGACTGCACACCATCCTGGGACTGCCATTTGATCCATAACCGGTAGCGTGTTCCCAGCGCCGCGGGATAGGCACCGATGGTGCCCTGAAACTGGAACAGCACCACGGCCTGGTCAAACGTCGGCGCGGTGCTGCCCGTCTGCAGCACGCCATAGACCACGGTCCGGTCGTGGCCGTGCCCCTGGGTGTATGCGGGCGCATCGTGCTCCACAAACACCGTGCTCAGGCCGGCCGACACTGCAAACCCCGTGGGCATCGGTGGTGGTGTCAGATCCGGCTCGGTGTCGCCGCCGCCCGGCACCCCGGGCACCAGGCCACCGCCCGCGCCCGGCTTGGCAATCCCTGAATCAATCAGATCCTTGGCCGTCAAGGCCCGGCCATTGCCGCCGCGCCCCATCAGCACGCGCAGCTCCTCGGTCACGCGCTGGTTCCAGTTCGGCGCATTCGTGCTGGGTAAATCCTTGCGAGGGGTGGTCGCCATCAGCGCAGCTCCTCCACCGCCTGGGCCAGGGCCACGCCCTGCACTGCCTGCTGGCCCGACAGATCGATCTGCCAGGCCCGCGCAGGAATGGGCGGCAGGCGAAACGCTTCGGGCCCGGGTGCAGACAAGGTGAACTGCACCCCGCTGCTATTGCCCGAGCTCACCGCCACACAGCGCGGGCCGAAGGTTGCGATATGCGCCGCCACCTCGCGCGCACTCAGCTCCAGGGCATTGAGCTTGACCGTCACCGGGTAGCCGTCCGCCACCACCTTGCACCAGCCAAAGCTCGCCGGCGCCGGCATGGCAAACACCTTGGACACAAAGCGCGCGCTCATCAGCGCCGCGCCCGCATCCCATTTGCGCACCTTGGTGCCGTCCAGCACATACAGCGCATCCTGCAGCCGGTCCAGGTACAGCGCGTCATAGCCTTTTTCCAGGTAGAAGATGCCCGAGGG